ATTAATTTAATATATTCTCTTTTTTTCTTTTTGCTTCTTTTTCTTTTTTTCTTTTTCGAGAACAACCGACGATGTAAAAATCACAAACTCGTGAAAACTGGAATTTAAACTCAAACTTGGAATCCAAAAATTCAAAACTCACGAATTCCAAGAAATCAAACCGAGTGTGAAAATAATTTCAAATTCGTGAACAAGCTGGAATGTGAAATAAATCAAACTGAGCAAACTTGAAATTTAAAAATTCAAATTAAAACTCAAAATAATTTCACAGTGTGAATAAAACTTCACAAAACGTGAACAAAAACTTCGTAAACCAAACTCCAAGATAAAAAACTCTTGGAAAAATACAAAAACTTAAAAACTTTGTGAAATGTGAAATAAAACATAAACAAAGCTTCGTAATCAAAACATTCCCAGAAAACTTAAAAATTAAATCTGGAAATGCAAAAAGTGTGAAACTTGTGAATTTATTATAACAAAACTTCGTAACACACAAATAAATTAATTGCGTTAGTTAATTACTCATGCTGGATAAAAACATGAATCCAAACTAAATTATGAATAATTAATTAACTCAATTAAATGAGTTAACAGATTATACAAATAATTTAAGAAACTTCAAATTCAAGTTTCAAGTGTAATCTAAATGAACTTAGGGAAATTTAAAATATAATATTTTAGCTATGATGCTAACCAATTAACGAAAACGAAAATAAATAATATTATAAATAATATAAATAATTAAAAATATGTGTGTGAATAAACAAAATTTAAGCTTCAAGTATTTAATTTTTTCTCTTAGTATGGGTCAATAATATTTTTTTTATATTATCTCTTAAAATACATAAAATTAAAATCTGTCACTCCTGGGAAACCGGGAGTGGTTTTTATGTACGCCATTTCACAATACATATATGTGGATAATATACATGTAAAGGAGGAAATAAATAACTATGGGAACATTAATATTTGATAAAATGGATAAGAGTCCGAACGGTAAACAGCAAATAGCTCGTGGAGGAGAAGCTGTTCAATTATCTATATTCAGAATGATTACAACGCCGCGTGGAAATCTTCCTGATTTTCCTGATCTTGGATTTGAAATGGAACACTTCTTTGGATTATCTCATTTATCTGAGGCTTTTACTGACTTATCAAACGAATTCATTAATCAGATACGTAAGCTAGTAGGAGATGAAAACGTAGAATGCTCTATACGTAGATTGGCTGGTGGAGTTATAAGATTTGAAATAGTCTATACTCTGAATGGTAAAATGGCAAGTATAGGTATGAGTGCAGAGAAGAATGAGAAGAATCAAATCATATTTAAGAATATAACACTAAAATAAAAAGGAGGCTGATATAAAATGGATATGACTAAAGAACAGATAATAGAGCTACAAAGAGAATTTATGTCTAGAATACGTGATGATGAAGATAAAAAGAGTACGGAACGTCTTAATGTAGCTTTTAATCTATATTATACTATAAGTCAACACAGAAAGTCTACAGAAATAGACGTACAGGAATTGCTACAAAAGGCTGATTTGGTATTAGGTGGACGTGCTTATGAAGTATCGGAATGGTGTAAAAGACAGTGTCTGCCTGAAAATACTTTGAATGATTTGCGTGAACTTGAAAAGTATAATGTTATAAAGCAAGATTATGACGTACTCGATTTAACGCTCTCAGACGTGTTTAAATCGCTTTCTAAGAAATCAGTGGGTAAAGATATCGTCGAAGCATCTAAAACGCGTTATAAGGCCACTATAGAGCGTATAAAGCGTGATGTGATGAATAGTTATGTAGAAAAACGTAACAGATTGAATCCGAATGGTAGTTTAGATAGATTCTTGAGTGGAGATGAGCTTGAAGAAGTAAATATATTGGCAGATGAAATAATAAAGACTGATCCGATAGTACGTAGTATGAATGAATCTAACAGTAATTTTGCTAAGATACACGATACGATGATGGAACGTAGTGTCAATATGAAGTACAAGTTTGAGAAGCTTAAAGAGCAAATATGTAATACTGCAAGAGTAACGCCTGAAAGTTTTGATAAGTTTTATGCTGCAGTAAGAGCAGAGCAAGAACGTAGGATAAGTAATGACGTAGAATTGAGTGGAGACAAGGAAGTTCCGACTATGTTTGGAGGAGTTACAGAACTTTATAATATAGATGTTATGAATGGAATAGTAAGAGCACATGCTCATTTATTAGTACCTGTAGAGAATGATGTTTATCCTGATAAGCCTATATACGTAAGTGATATACTGAAGGTTATAGATGCTGTTGATTACCAAGATGTAGCTCGTAGTACAGGAAATCTGGTAGTAAAGATGACTGGTTATGATGATATATGGGAGAAATACAATCAACTTAATGAAATAAATGAAGTTCAATCTATAAACAGAATACAAGGAAAGGATCTTGAAACAGGAATAAAGGCTGATCTTGACTATAAAATAAGTGGAAATAATATAGCAAAAGTAAATAAAGAAACGGATATAACTATAATTCCTACGAATAATAAGAAGTTTACATTTAAGCTTGGAGCAGATAAGAGTAAATACGCAAGACCATTAACTAACTCGACTCCTGTCACAATAGATCGTAGCACTGTTAAAATAGAAGATATAAAACCAAAGAAAAAAGTAATTACAAGTCTGGATGACTTAATATAAAAGGGAGGAAATACAATGAATGATTTCACGAATAATAACGTACCACGTCAACCAAAGGAAAATGCAGTGGATTATAACACACTAATTAATGATTTAAGAGACACTCTGACTACAGAGCCAAATATAAACAGAGTAAACGATATCTTACTTAAGCTGGTAAATGAAGTAAGAATGAATCCGCTTAAAGAAGATCTTGTAATGAGAGAGCTTAAATCTGAATTATATAACTTGCAAACAAGAGGAAATACGGAAGAAGAGCAAACTAGATTATGTGTAAGAACTATGCAAAACTTTATAAAGCAACTTGATCCTACATTTATAACAGAAGATACAGATGGAAGACCAGTTATACAAGCTCCGATGAAGACTAAATCAAATGAGTATACAGCTCTAGATAGAGAGATAGAAGCAGCTATAGCAGATGGAGATGATGAGGAATTATCGTATTTACTTGGACTTAAACAGAAGTCTATTGAAGAAATGGCTAAAAACGCTGGAATCAATCCTGAGGCTCTTACAGCCCCTAAAAACGAAGAATCGACTAATATTGATACAAGTTATAGCCTAGATGGCTTAAACCTCTCAGAAGAGGCTATAAACGCGTTAAATAACGATTTAGGAGTATCTGTAAAGAATAATAAGTCGGAATTAACAGAAACTGTAGCTCCTGTAGATTGGAATGAAGTTAAGGTAGAAACTAAGGTAGAAGAATACGTATTCCCATCTGAAGAAGAGACTAAAAAGATTATAGAAGAAGTAAAACAAGAAGCTCCAGTTAAGTCTCAAAAAGAAATAGAAAGAGAAGAACTTCTTAGAAAGCTTGCAGAATTAGATAGAGAAGAAACTCCTATTAAAGAAGAACCTAAAGTAGAAAAGGCTAAAGAGATAAACTGGGAAGAAGCTCTTAAGACTGCAAAAGAAGAAATAGTAGATGTAGAACCTGAGCTTGTAGAAGTAGAGTTTAAAGATCCTATAGATATTTCTAACGTAGAGACTGCTGTCGTAACTTCTGAAGAGATAAAAAAAGAAACTGTTCCTGAAGTAGATGAAAATGCAAGCGTAAAGAATATAAAGCACGATACTATGCCTGTAGAAGACTTTGAAAAGAATTTCGTAGCTGTAAGTAAGGTTCCGTCTGAAAAAATGCTTGAAAACTTCAGAGGTACGAGAATAGAAAAGATCAGAGCTTATGCTGAGGCTCATAAATCTGGACGTAAAGTATACTTACCAGATAGTGGATATGAAGTATTTATATCTAAAATGAGAGATAGACAGCAACTAAACTATATTTATTTACTACTTGAAGAAGCTGGATATGGATCTGAAGTGGTGCAAAGATACGAAATAGATGAACTTATAAGAATAGTAGCAGAACACGTGGACTTTGATTTTGATGTAAATCCTGATAAAAATGAATTTTTATATAACGTAAGTCCAAGAGATTTCTCTTTATTAGTAATGATGTTTGCTATTATAAACAGTCCAGAAGTAAATAGTAAGAACCATGCCGTGGCTAAAGTTGATAGATGTGGATGTACAAATTGTGGAAATAAAGTATTCTTTAAGAATGATACAGAGTTAGATCTATATGAAAGCTTTACTAAATCATATCCATTCAGTAAGTTCTTATCTGGATATAATACATACATAAATAATAAGCCTGCTAATATCGTACTTGCTTATAGAAAGCCTGGTACTTATGGAGAACTTCATAAAGTTACTGCTGAAGATGATATATTCGATTATAAGCTTATATTCTCTAAGCCTACTGTAGGAAAGATACAAAATAAAGATAGAAATAAAGACGAACTTGTATATAGATTATTAGTAGAAAGCTTTAATGAAAAACGTGACGTGTTAGAACTTCCTTATATTAGTACTATAGACGCCATTATAGCACAATGTCCTGATTGGAATAGTTATAAAGAATATACAAGAGAATTTATAAGAGCTTATTCTGAAGTAGGAGCTACAGAAGATCTTAAGACTACGTATAATGCTATAAACTATATGGGAGAACAGATCGATACTCTTGAAAATAATAATAATGGACTTATAAACTTGTGTACTTGGATAGATGCGTTTAAACTTACTCCTAAAGATTCGAAGTTTGATGCAGAAGAATTTAATCATGAAGACTTCTATGAATTATTCCAATCTATACTTACTGCTCCTAATGAAATAATAAGAGAATGTGTAAAAGTTATAGATGAAATGACTGATTTAGAAGGACTTGCAAATTCTTCTGTAATACTTGACGAGGCTTTCGTTAAAGGCTTTATCGACTTCGATAGAACATACTTTACAGATGAAGAAGCATTACAAAGATTCGATACTAATAATCCAGATGCTTCAGAAACTAGAAGAAATAAGTTTATAGAAGATAGAAATGCTATGCGTGCTAGAATGGATAATGGAGAATGTCCAGTTTGTGGACACAAGGAGTTCTCAATAGAATATCCTCAGCTACTTTTTTTCTCTATAGCCAGCAGATTGTATCCGAAACAAGCGAACTAAACGCTCTTAAAGAAACTGTATTAAGAGAATTTGAAGGACAGGTCGTCGTACATTATGACGATCTTGCTCCTATCGAATGGGTAAGTCTTCTTAATATACGTAGAGAGATAAAAGAAAAGCAATATAAATCTATACAAGATATACAAAACAAGGCTACTAAACAAGAGGCTGGCGAAAAAGAAGCTACAAAGCAAACATCATTAGCTACACATAGAATGGATGCTATAAATGCTATGATGAAGAATAGCACTACAGGATAACAAATGAGAGTGTGAAGCATATAGTTTCACCTCCTTTCAAAATTTTATGCTCGATGGCTACTAGAGCTACACTAACACATTCTTTTGGAATATATTCGAACTAATAATTTTTTAATCTTAATTACCTTATTTCTTTTTTAATTATCATTTTTTTATTTGCGTTTAGTGTTAGTGTATTGTGGTAAAAAAAAATAGAGGATGGTAGCCACCTCTAAAAGTATAATAATGCTGGAGATATATTTAATAAATAGATGAATGAATAGACTTATTCTATCCAATCGTAAGACCTATACACTTTATACAAACCATTAATAATGTTTGGAAAGTTATCAGGTTTATTGATAATGTGCTCTGCGAAAGCTTTATCGTTAACCCAATATCTGATGAAGTTATCAAAACTCATCTTCATAAAAATCACCTCATTTCCTCCAGCATAAATTTTATTATACTGTCTATTATATATAGTTTTATCTATATTAAAATGAGGTGTTTAAATGCATTCCCCTCCATCAATAGGAGGGGTTTACATTTAATTACGCCATTATTAAAAACACATCTTTACTCATATTTATAATACAGTCGTGAATGATATCTTGTAGCTTATCTAACAGTCCGATTACATCTATACACCAAGTTATCTTAGAAGTGAACTCAATACCTAACTTCTCGATAGAATCGTTTGTAAGCAGTTTAGAGAGTTTCTTAGCTATATTGATATTCTTACTAGGCTTAGTGCCTACAAACGCTTTAAACAGGCTTATACGCGTTTTAACGGCATTTATAAGCAATAACTTCTCGCTATTATTCAATTTATAAACTTTCTTCCCTTTAGAAGCATTTAATAAAGATTTATCTTGTAAAAGCTTATTAAAGTCATCCACAATCTTCTTAGAATCAACATCAAATCTTCTTTCATCATAAGTAATATTCTTATCAAAAGCTTTATTATAAGCAGCTATTAAGAACTCTATAAGTATAGATATAGCATCAGAAAGATCATCTGTATTTATAGCATCCTTTTTATCATTCCATATAGCAAGTAATGGAACAAGAGCAGGAAGTCCTATAAAAGGCATTAGAAACCATAATCCAAGTACTATAGTAAGTCCTATTTTAGTAGCATCGCTATCCATATCAAGCTTCATAAAGTCTATAAACTTCTTAATAGTCATACTATTATTATCTATAGTAGTACTCTGAAACTCTGGAAATATATCCAGAAGCTTTGCAAGTCTTTCTACTAGCTCTTTATTAAAGCAACAATCTTGAACTCCGTCTTTCATAGTAGTCTTTCTCAAGTATTTATCAAGATCATTTATATACTTAATAGACATTCTTTCTCTGGATAGAAACATACCTTGAAGTTCCTTTATAAGAAGTCCACTATCAGAAGGTAGTCTACCACCAAAATATTCCATACCAGGCTCACTATATTTCTCATTGAGTTTCATTTGTAGTTCTTTAATATCTAAATTCATACATCATCAACTCCATTTATCTATTTCACTTATGATCTTATCCCATATAGTAAATATCTTATCATAGTGAGTAAGCATTTTAAAGTCATTAGCAGCAGATTCTAACCAAGAAGTTCCATCAGTATAGTCACCAGCACTTCCTTTAGATATATCTTTCTGTACTCCAGCTTTCTTAAGCATCTTTACCTTGCTTCTTTTAGTCTTTTCAAGCTTCTTTACTACCGTAGACACAAGTTCAGGAGTAGTCTCTACTTCTTCAGATTTAAAGAATAATATCTTTTTATAGTACTTTTCAAGTACAGGCATTACTTCTGTTCTCAAATAGTTTATAATCTTAATCTGTTCATTAGCAGCTACTAGCTTTCCTTTTTGCTTAGTATCTTCCATAAGAGTATCTACTTCTTTACCTATTTCTTTACTTATATATTTAACATGAGATCTTACATCCTTGCTTTCATCTAAGTAATCCTCAGGTTTATTAAATATAAATCTATAAGCTTGGTTTATATACTTCACAATGAAGTTCTTAGTAAATACTACGTCTATAGCCTTATGAATAAACTTCTTGTCTACATCATCTGGAGTAAATGCAGACAGAGCATCCAGAGCACGCTTTAAGTACTCTGGAGTTATAAATGATTCTCTATCTTGCTTTATGTCACGCTGTATTATATTCTTGACTGAGTCTATGTTTTTCTTTACTCTTTGGCTTCTATCTTTAGCCATATACACGTCCTCCTACATCTTGTATAAGTCAAGTAATACTTTATTAGTTATATCGAAATATAATTCAGCAGCTACCATAAGTCCTTTATATCCATCTAGACATACTTTAAGATCTTGGTAACCTTCAACAGATCTGTTTTCTTTATATACAGTTGAAGCAGCAGCATATACTAATTCAGCAGCCTGTACTTTTTCATTATATTCTACTGGAAGTTTTCTTCCTAGTTTAGTCTTAAGATCTTGTAGCTTTTGTACTATTGCATTTGTAGCCTTAGTAATATCTAATGGTCCGAAGTCTCTAGAAAGCTTTGCAGGGTTTTCTGGACATACTGTAAAGTATACGTTTTGAGCCAAGTCAACACATATAGCATTTACAAGTTCTATTCCCTTAGCAAGCATAACGTCTTTTTGAGCCTTATCTACTCCCCAATTCCATATAGCAATATAGAATCTTATTTCAGATACAAGAGATTTAAACCAGAAGTATATTCCAAGTGGGAATAATATAATAGTAGCAAAAGATAAAGCAGCATATACTCTTTCTTTAAATCCTTGCCAATATTGTCTTAATGGTTCCCAAGCAGCATCTTCCATCATAGCATCCATATCATTCATAAGTTGTTGCCATTTAGCAGTCTTAGTATTTCCTAATTTAGGGTTAAAAGCCTCAGTAATTCTAGCATATTCTTTAGCATTTTCAACATTAAGTCCTATTACAGAAGCTCCTTGTGAAATCTTTCCAGTATTGATTTGTTGCATTTGAGTTATAGCTTGGTTAAATCCAGCCTGTCTTTTAGTAAATATATTACCAAGTTTACTAAAGTAATACATAAACTTATTCCCAAAGTTACCTCCATCAATAGCAGATTCTACTCCATAAGATTCTAAAGATGCTGTAGAAGTCATAAAACCGAAGTCTAGCTTACTTTCAGTAGAAATCATATCAAAGTATTCGTCTATGAATGCTTCTGTAGCAAGTTCCTTTTCATATTTCTCTGCATTTAAATTAATTAAATCCATGTAATTCATAATTTACTCTCCTTTATTTTTTATTATATTTCTTAACCATATCTTCACTACTATAATAATCAAGAATAGATCCTGGTTCAGGTGGAATACCAAGTATATCTCTGTTCTTTCTTGCTATATGTAATAAGATACTTACTAGTTTACCGTGTTGTATCATACCTGGAGTCATACGCTTTACTATACTATATGTACTATAGCACAAGTCACAAGTACGTCTAGTAAGACTTCCTACAGGTCTAAGTTCATTCGATAATACCATAGTAGGCTCTCCTTTCAGAGCATTATCCACTACTATTTTATCTCCTGGTCCAAGTTTATCAAGTATTTCTATACTATACTCTATCAGTATTTGTCCGTTTTCTATAGTATCTCCATTTATCTTACTATTCTTTCCTCTAGTAAGCTTTTGTGGACGCTTATCTAATAGTCTACGTGTAAACTGATCAGACACTTTATCAAGACTACTCATATTATTACTTATACGTTGAGCATCGTCTACATCACGTATAAAGTCCTTCATAGATTTAGAAAGACTCATATTTTGAGCATCTCTCCAATATATTCTAATATCTACTATCTTACCTTTATAATGAGCCCCTACTTCTTTAAGAGACAAGCTATCCATATTAGCAAATAACTCATTAATAGTATCGTCATCAGTAAGTACTTTATATTTAAATAATATATCGTTAGGTTTAACTTCTTCCCCTATTTTAGCTTTCCAATCTCTTACTTCTGTATTAAGATCCATTATACGAGCAACTCTTTTAACTACACGAGTAGCAAGCTTATTAGACAGACTTTCAAATGGTAAGCACGAGTCTTCCCATACAGCTTCTCCATCACAAGTACATACCCATATTAATGCTCCAGCAGCAAGTCCGATATGCCCATTAGACTTTCTTCTATAACTATCTTTACTATAAGCTATTATATCTCCTTCTTTAAACTTGTGTCCTACAGCTATACCTTTATTAGGTATAAAGTCATTCTTTATAAAGTATCCTTTATCAGCATTACGCTCTACATTTATAAGAGATATAGCGTCTGTAGTCTTATCGTCGTATTGAATTATAATAAAGTCTTTATTCATTTCTACTACTTTACCATTATCTCTAGCTATGTAACTATGTTTAGGAGTCATTTTAATAGCAGCCTCGTCTACATAAGAAGATACAAGCATAGGATCACTATCAGCAGCAGGAAGTATGTGGTTGAACTGTCCAGACTGCATTAGTCTACGAGCACAGTGGTTGAATCTTGTATATGGTATATAAGCATCGCTGAAGGCCATTAAGTTAGAAGATTCTAGATCATTAGCACTATCGTGATGTTCATAGTCTCCAGACAAGTTAGTTACCACTGGATTTACAGGAAGATACTTTACTATTCCAGCATTTCCACTGTAGGCAGTAGCACAAGTTTCAGTACCATAGTTATTCTTATTAAACATACGAACGTTATTAGTATACGCTCTAGGTTCATTTATTCCATTATGTCCTTTAAACGATACTTGAGAACTATCCATCATTTCTCTGAAAGCAGACAGTCCATTTGCCTCATTTATATTAGGAAGACTTTGAAGTCTTTGTATTACAGCATCTTTAGCAAGATTTACTTTAGCTCTAGAACCACGCTTTACTCTGGCTTGGTTATTAGATAGCTCTTTAGATATAACGTCGTATACACAACGATTAATAACTTCTGAAGGCGTTATAAGTCTGTAGCTTCTAATATCTCCTTTATATGTAGTCTTATACGTAGTAAATAAAGACACTGCATATATAAACATACCTACGAAATCAGAAGGTATATTATAAAGCTCGCACACTCTTTTAGTAATTGGATCTACAAATAAATCAGCGAAGTTTTCTATATAGATAGCAGTATTACTGTTTCCAGCAAATTCTTCCATTATATTAGTAATATCAAATGTATCTTTATCAGAAAGATCCATAGTAGTTAAATAGTTTAGTAATAAGTTATTAAGATCATTATTATACTTAAGTACTATAGTATAATCGCTGAATCTTATAATTCCATAATCCTTATTATTATTAGTAAACTTATCTATAGTTTCTGTATTCTTTACTACTCTATACTGTAAGTTATTAGTATCTTTAAGTAAATCTAATAGCTTTTTAAGAGGTATAGCCACAAGTAGTATAAGAACTACTGGTATTTCTGTACCCATAATAGTAGCCACAGGAGTATATAAAGACGCAGTTGTAATAGCAGAAGAAGGCTCAGATTTCTTCCAAGCTTCAGGATTCTCATTTTGAAGTATACTACAGATAAAGTCTATACTATCGTATGTCTTATTCCCTACCTTGATTTTATCGTGTACTGGATCGTGTAATACATCTTTATCATAGAATCTTCCAAGAAGAGTCATACCATTCTTTTTACCTTTACCTCTAAAGTCTATATCATAATCTTTGCTTATAAGTCCTACGAAATGACGATTTAAGTGTGTAAGTCTAAAGCTGATTTGGTTTTCATATATAAAATATCCAAGATCATCAGTAGTCTTTACCTTAAGTATAGGTGTATGATTAGTATTTCTATAATAAGCATTTATCTGAGATATTACTATCTTATCCTTCATACTTATATATTTACCACTAAGACGCATTATAACCTTATTATACGCAGTAGTAATAATAACGTTCTCATCTTGTTTTATAACTGGTTTAGCAGCATTCTGTAGCTTTATTTGCTTAGCAGAACCTCCAAGGAATATATTACCACTAGAGTTAAATGTTTCTGGAACATCAAGTACTATCTCAAGTGGATCTCCATTATGAGTTTCATATTGAACTTTAAGCTCGTATCCCTTAAACTCTCTGTCACTTATATCCTTTTTAGTATATCCTTTAAGTATAAGTGGATAAGTCAAGCCAGCAGGAGCAGCCAATATATTAGCCAAGTCGTCGTCTCCCAGTTGTTTCTTATATTTAGTATCAAGATCTTTTACAGATGTCTTATTATAAGAAGTAGGAGTAGAAGTTTCTATATTTATATCTTGATCTTTTATTTCGTGTTTCTTTATAACTTCCACCATTTCTGCTGGTTTCTTTCCATACTTCTTTACAATAGCTTTACGCATATTTTGTATTTCTTTAGTTTCTACGTTTTCTTTAAGCTTTGTATAGTTATGTTCTTCTATAATTTCTACGGCTTTCTCAGTAGGTTTCATATTACTATCTTCTATTATTTTAAAATAGTCCTTACTATATCCACGCTTAGAACCAGCGTTACTAGCCTCTATAATCTCTATATCAGCTATATCATCAGACAGATCTTTATTTTCTTGTATTACAAGTTCTTTAGGCTTTACTAGATTTACATCATCTATATCATCCGATCCGTTCTCAAATATATCAGCTATATCCTCATCTTCATCAGTATCAGGCTTTATAACCTCGTTAGGATTAGAGCTATCGAACATATCTTCATCTGTATCTAAGTTTGTATTATCACCCAATTCCCCAGGTTTTACATCACTAGCAAGCTCTTCTTCTTTAGCAGGATCAAGCTTACCAGCAATACTATCTAAGATATGAAGCTGTCTAAGTACTACCTTAGGTTTAAACATAGTCATACCCATATAGTTTTTATTCCCACTAAGAACCAAGCTAGTTTTGCTCGTACCTTCTAGTACTATAGTAACGTTATAAGCTGCAAGCCATTCCTTAAATCCTTCAGGATCATCTTGAAACCATTTCATAAATAATAAGATTGGTCTCATTTTAGTAGCTACAGCACTGTCCATTATCGTAAGCTTTATATTAGTGTCACTTACAAAGGGACTTCTAAAATACAGTATCTTATTCTTATGAGAAGTGAAGCTTTCTATCTGTTTCTTATACATTTCAAGTATACCAGTTCTCATTGGAAGCTGAAGTCTCATCTTTTTATCAGTAGTTTGCTTACGTATAGCATTCGTAATCCAGCTCATATCTACCATACAACTAGACTTTCCATCTATCATTTTAGCATTAGAAAGTAGTTGCATTACACCGTAATCTTTCTTTATTTTCATTATTTGGTTATAACTCTTAGATAGATTCTCTATAATAGACTTAGACGGAAGCTTTTGCTTTATAACTTTAGGCATATAGTAATATTTAAGTCTAGATACTAGAAGCATATTCTTTCTATCTTTAATAGACTTAAATAGTTCCAAACTATCTTTATAACTATCTAAAAAAGAAAACACTAGAGCAGATTCATTTATACTTTTCTCAGCTACATAATAAGAAGACTTATTAAGCTTAAACGTTTTATCTTTAAGTATATTACGAGCTTCAAGTGACACTTCAACATTATTAATTTGATCATATATATTACGAGTATCAGCTTGTTTAGGCTCTGGTACATCTGGTAACTTAATATTAAGTAGATCATAAATAGATCCCATTTTGTTTACCTCCTTTTTAATATTTTAACACAGAAGAGTTGTCTGGAACTGGGATAGACAAAAAAAAGAATGCTAGGTTGTTATCCCAGAAATTCTTCTTTTTATTATAGATCAAGCAGCCATCTATAATGTGGTACATTCTTTTTATAAAATGATCTTACTTCCATTTCGAATTCTATACCCTTAAGTATATATTCTTCATTAACTTCTCCTATGCTATTATGAGTTTCAACTATTTTAGTTTTCAATTCTTTAGCTTCTTTCAATACATCTTTTAGCATTGAATATTTTACGAAACTCTTGTCTGAAGCTTCATTAAAATATCTTTCAATTGCTTTCATGTTTATAATAGCTTTCTTAAATCTGTTTAAAATATCTGTTCTCATATAAATCACCTCCTCAAGTGATCCTTTATCCCTAACACATATGAGAAGATGCTAGGAGGTTATGTTATTATTTTATATTACACTATATAATATATAACTAATTTTAGCTTATTTAATTTGGCGTAAAAAAAGTAAAAGGGAGTATTTCTACTCCCATATTATATCAAATTCTGTATAGACTTCGTCATTATATGTATCCAGTATCTTATTATAAGTTACACGTCCTACTTCTTTAAAACACCAATATGAAATTACAGTAAACTTAAATACAAGCTCAACTTCTTCATCGTCAGGTGCTAATTTATCTAATACATACTTTATAACATTTTTAAGACACTCCTTACTAAATAAGCTATCATTCAAATACCAAATATATTTATCTCCATCAATTTTTACATTAGTATCAGATAATGCTCCGTTTGCATATCTGTCAGTTATAATGTCTCTTAAATTATCCCAATATAACGTATAATTTAAACGTTCTATTATATTCTTATTATTAAGGTATTTATCATAACCATCATAAATATGTATATCATTATTATTTATAACGAGTTTAATATCGCCATTGCTTAAGAACCTCATTATAGATCTAAGCATACAACCCACACTCCTTTATATCATTCAAAGTCTGCCTTTATAACATTCCAATCATGATGTCCATATACTCTATCTAGCTCTATTTTAAATACCATATTAGGTTTATCTAAATCAGCCTCATCTATATCATAGAACACCTTTATATTAAATGGTATTCTTATATGTTTCTCAAGATGATAATCTTGTAGCTTTCTTGTAAGCTTAATAAGCCAGTATCTGTATTCGAAGAAGCTTATAGCAGCAGCATCAACTATATATTCATATCTAAATGAATCTATGTTTTTAACTGTATTACACATCTTCATTTTATCTATAATAATCCTATTATTAAGATCTAATATTATTTCTCTAGCTATAAGATTATTTATAGACGGATCTATCTCTAATACTAGCTTATTATAAACTATCTTTCTTTTAAATATACTATTCCACAATTCTTTAACTTTTTTAATCATACTACCACCCTCTCGTATTTACACCATGTAGATACCACACTTCTTTCTCTTTAACAAACTCTAATACTATCCACGTATTTCCTTCTGGAGTCTCAATAGCAAATGCTAGATCAAAGAAGTTATTATTATTAATACTAGAAAGATTAAGTATACTCAAATCGCTACTAAGAAGTCTTACAAGTTCTCCTCTAACATTCTTATATTCTCCAGTAAGCTTAAACTCAAAGAAATATTTAGCTTTCATATAAGTATTTTCTTCCATTATAGACATAGCATTAGGCTTTTTTATATAGTTATAATGCTTAGTCTTAGATAGAATACCCCAATTCCCCTTAGCTAAATGATGTTCTACGAAGCCCATTCTATCGTCTGCATCTATATTACTTATATGCTGCGGAACTATATAAGTAATCTTAAAGTCTTTTGACTTGTTTTTAAACTTATTCTTAAATATTTTAACTAAATTACATATCATTTATATCCCCTCGCTCATATTAACCCATTCTGTATACGGATTATCATTTATAACTTTAACCCCAATTTCATCTATAGGAATATATATAAACTCATAATCATCCATACGATCTCTAAGTATTCTACTAAGTCTTGATAAAGTATGGAACTTATTTCCACGCTTTATATATTTAATATTCTTTTTAAACTTATTATTGACTACTCTATCTATAGCCTTAGTACTTAAGAAGGCATCATACCATTTATCCCATCTCATAGTTACTGGTTTATGTACTATTTGTTTGCCATCTTTTTCTTCTACTTCTGGGAAAAGCTCCATTTTTTTATTATCTATATAGAAATAGTGCTTTCCATTCTCTATCTTATCTACAGCAATGAGCATAGCCATATCAAATACATTCCTAATACAAGAGATTCTACTCTTTCTTCTTATACCTAAAACATATATTCCATCTTCTGGAGTAATATTATTTTTTAGACGCTCTTTGACTATCGAATCTATCAACTTCTCTACTAACACGTTCCATCACCCCTTTATTATATATCATAGGTTTCCACACATCAGTCATAGCTTTATCAAGCTCTTTACGATATGCTTTATTATAAAGACTGGATTTTTGTACAGGATGCTTTCCTTTTACATAAAGTCTTGCTTCTTCTTCTATTTCTCTTAGGAATCTATCTTTTTTATATAGAATAGCTTTGCCATTATCTGCATGAGTTCTATAATAAACTATCCATCTTTCAAGATCTATAGGAGGTACGTCAAATTGGCTATAATATACCACTTCACTAACGTCATCTACTACTTTACCAGATTTCATTTTCTTCAGATAGTCTTTTACAGTATCTTTCTTAATATCAAATCCATACTTAGCCAAATCACTATCTACAAACTTTTCATATATAGTATCATAATGAATATCAGTCATATCGTTCATACAATCTAGAATACAAAGGAATTCCATTAATGGAGTATATCCAGACTCAGATGCAAGTCCTAGCTTTCTAGCTTTCATTAGTCTATTATAAACTCTTTTCTGCATATTATCTATACCAGATGTACTATATCTAGATAATAATATATTATTAACGTGACTATCACTCAACCAATATCCATATTTATTCTTACTCAGATTAAGAACCTTATATCTTTCTCTAGATATAATATTCTGCTCTATACGAAGTTCTTCGTTAAATACAGCCTTATAAACAGGATTATCTTGATTCTTCTGTAATCCATACTTAGATATCTTATGTATATATGTTATATAATTACTCTTTTCTAAACTACGCTTATTTATAAAACAGTTTACTCCGTGGAAAATTAATGCACATGAAGCAGGAGGTAATACTATTGACGCTTTAAAGATATTATGTTCTAGCTCGTATTTCTCTACGCCACCTTCTATTATAGCCTTTATATAGCTTAATTCATTCCTTCTGATTCTAGTATCAGGAAAAACCCCTTCATTAAGAATTATATCATATGCTTCATCTATACTCATCTTACCATTAGCCTTCATATAATATACTATAAAAGCCATTTCTAAATGCATTGTATAAGATCCCCACTCCAAAGATTTACATATATACCTACATTGACATATCCACTGCCTTAAATTATAAATATTTCTATGTCTTTTCTCAGGTATTTTCTTAAGTATCTTTTGAAGTTTACCATATCTCTGTACAAACAAAAAAAGATTATCTTCATATCTACAGCTTATTGATAAATTATTTTTACAGAACTCATCAAATAAGTTATCAAAAGTCATACATTGCTTCATCTCTTCAATGTATGGATTAGAATCCTTTTCAAATTTCTTTACGTAATTTAATACAGTATTTACTGCAAATTTTGGATCATAGTAATCCTTAGTAAGACAAGAAAGAAACTTATTAAAATTAAGCATATAATTATCTTTGATTGTCATAAACTTACCACTGTAACTCATTTTTCTATCTCTCCTTTGTAAATTTAATTAAGTGGAGTAAACCACAGTAAAAATTGTCGTGATTAAATAGTTAGGGCCTAGATAGATAAATATCTACCCAAGCCCATTATTATTATTTCCTAAAAGAAGATTTCTTATATTCTTTCTTGACTGGTTTCTTTTCTTTAAAATCTATTTTAGCCTTTTCTTCTTCTCTAAGATTATTAGAGTCAAATACATTTAGCTTCCAGTTATGTAAATACATCTTTACATAATCATGGATAAGATTTCTGCTATTTATGATATATTCAAACTTCATCATTAAAGGAAGCGGAAATAATCTTCCTTTTTCTAATGTATTTGTATAATCATTTAATAAATGTATCTTATCTTCTGCTGAATCTTGTAGACTTCCAAGTAATATAATCTTAATATCCTCGAATGAAGACAGAGGATCATATGGATTTATATCTCCGTTCATAAAACGATACCAATCATTTTTATGAGCTATAGTCCAACTATCTATAGATTTATCTATTTCTTCATGATTCATAGCCCATTGCTTGAATTCTGGAATAGACTTTAAGAAGTCTTCTGTAGAAGCTCCTGTAGAAAGTTGTATTATAAATGCAGTATTATTATAATTCTTATCTTTCCAAGCCCAAGCTCCTACATATTTCATTACACCATAAGTAACAGGATGCTTTTCTCTATAGTATTCATTAAGCTTTCCTAATATATAATCTTGAGCCATAGCCTTAGCAGTACATTCTGTTATAGTATTAGAACTTACTTTAATTGTAGGTAAGTTTATAATAATATCTTTAATAGCACCTGCATTCTTAAATGGTTTTACTTTATGAATATAAACACTTTCTTCAAACTCCGCTCCATCGTATCCAGATTGTATACTTCTAACTAGGAAGCTCTTAGGATCTGGTCTGTATCTAGAGGCAGTATAAGTATCTACAAACTCTACAGCATCTTTATTAAATTTGCTAAGATCTCCATTTATAATACTACAATTTTCATATAATCCATCCCAAAGTCTAGCAATATAAATATCTACTATATCATTTATATCTACAAATTCAGGTGCATTTATAACTATAGCCTTAACATTTTCACAAGAGAAAGTTCTACTTCTCATATAGTTTATATGATCTGTAGTAATTTCCTTAAGATTATAAGCATTACCTATACTACTAAATCTTCCCCCAAGAAGAGCAGCCCATTCAGAAGTCTTTCTAATAGATTGTGAGTCACCAGGATATCTAGTTTGCATTTCTCCAAATATAACATTCTTTTCTTGCTCTAAATAAGACTCGTTTACATCTGTAGTAACTAGATTATAGCATATATCTCCAAGTCTCTTAAGTAGAGTCTTATAATCATATTCTTTACAGAAGCTAGTATAATATCTATCGTTAGGATATTTGTTTATATCCATACAAGAAGCAGTACTAGCTATTATACCCATATCCTTATGACTAGTTTGAGCATTAAGCTCTATACCTAATCTAGTAAGCTCGTCTCTGCATTGAAACAGAGACTTTCCTTCATATACATTACTAAATAAACAGTGTTCCATTAAATGAGGAACTCCTTGTGCTTTATCAAATGATGATACGTGGAATCTAGCATTTACGCTCAGACTTAAGATCTTTGGATCTCTTACTATTACTATTTTTCCACCATTAGCAAGATCACACATATCTATAAGCATAGTCCCAACTTTAGTTCCATTCCACTTTATTTTACTTTTATCAAAGTTCATTCTATATCCTTCTCCTTATTTTCTTTTTATATCTAGACTTAGTGAAAAGTTTAGTGCTTCTTCTAAATCCATTCCTTCGACATATATGTCTGCATTAAATCCTGTAGCTAATATTTGATCGGTCTTATCGTGTACTATCTTATTAAGAGCTTCTGAGAATAAAGGATGTAGAATAAGCTTTCTAGCTAAGCCTTCAGTCACATACATCTCATCAGGTTGCTGTCTACGTAGCACTTTAATTTTATTAGTCTCATGATCATACATAAACTCACAAACTATTGCATCGTGTACTGGATCATCAGCTTTAAGATTCTTTTCCTCTAATTTAACCACATAATCGATTATTCTTTTTTCTATTACTACTATTTGCATAAGAACCTCCTATTTATCAAAACCTTTTAAAAGATCACTATAAACATTATGAACAGCTATAGATTTATCCAGTATATCCTTCATCTTTTCTAAAGCCTCTATATTAGCAAATGCTATACTATTTGGCCACAATTCTAAAAGTTCGTTATAATCATTTCCATTTATATCTAGATAGAACTCTCCGCTCAAAGCATCTGGGAAGTTCTTCATAATATTCATATATTTCTCAGATACTTCTTCTACTTTATTATTATATTCTATATATTCAGCAAGTATTTCTCTAAGCTCATTCAGATTATCATCTTTAACTCTCTTAGTTACATTATAATCCTTATCCATACATTCACCCTTAGTTACCATCAGATCAAAGATAGAAGCCTTTTCATCACGTAACGTATCATGCTTTTCAAATAGAACTTTCTTAATGGCTTCATTATCTTTAACGTCTTCAACTATAGATGCTACATATCTATAAGTGAATTCTTTCAGCTTATTTACTACTCTATCTGGATATGCTCTAGCATTTTCATCATTCAACCCAGCATAAGTTAAATTAGCTAAGTATCTCAAAATTTCAGTACTAGGTTCAGATGCGAATATATCATCCTGCAACATTTTTAATTCATCTAATGGCTCCAATAGAACGCTAGCCAATGCGTTAGTTATACTAATTAGCCCCTTAATAGAAGTTTTAATACTCATAACACTATTTGTGTCGTCTTCTATATGCTTTATATTACACATAGCATCTATACATATATCTAATAACTCATTACCGTATTTATAGACTCCTCCTACCTTAGGTTTAATTAACTCAATACCTTTAATCATAATATCCTTAGATTCCATAAATAACTTTACACTTTCCTCAGTTTTTCTATAAAGCATATTATCACCATAGTTAAATGCTGTCTTAATCTTCAAGAAAGTCGCTATCACAAACTCATCTTTCTTTGTTTCATTGTACTTGTCAATATAATACCCCAATAATTCAACATGTTTCTTAAATTCTCTCATCTTTAAATTCCTCCTTTAAATATTATAAAATTATTTTATTGAAACGATACATGATATATAATTATCTACTTTGCATTATTTCTCAAATAATATGTACACACTATCTTGAAATCTTCCAGCTACGCTAATGCTGATAGCTTTGGCTTTATATCTATCATATTCTTCTCTAATAGCGTCATTTATAATCTTTTCATTAGTTCTTATCTTCTTATCCCAACTAATAGAAGAAGACAAATCATAACTTTTTACATAAGTTTCACCCATACTCATCATAGATACACACAACATTAATCCTAATATTAATTTCTTCATATCATATACCTCCTTATAGTAATCTTGACAACAAAACTAAGGAACCGGCGACTATACCAGCTCCTGTAGTAATATAGAACTCTGATTTACTCATCTTGTCCTTATTCATAATACTTTCTATTATCATCCATGCAGCAATTGCCAATATTACACCTATTACTACGTATGTTGCCATTTTTTACATCCCTTCTCCTTTTATATATTTTTTAATTTAACTGACTTTCTAATTACGATGTGTTCTAACTCATAGTCATCGTATATGTCTACTACTTTCATAACTATATTAACTATATCATCCATAATATCTCCATCTATCGCCAAGTCCCTATCTTTAAGAACTTGGTTGATATCATGTATATTACGATCACTAGTTATTCTTGCAATCTCTGATGAAGTTAGCAATCCTCTATTGATTACCTTGCTGTCTATAGCACTTCTAGAAAATACTATATTACCCATTTTATCTATAACTAATAAGTCTACAGATAACTCTCTACTATTCTTTAACTTACCCTGCACTTTCAACACTACACTCATGCTCGATCACCTTTATCCTTTTAATATTTCTGTTTTTCTTTTACTATTGAATACCTTCTTGTCAAGTATTTCAGTCCATTCTTTAAGCATCTCTTCATCCAGATATTTATTTCTCTCAGAAGAAGTAAGTTTAGTCAATACTTTAGCACGCTTCTTAAGATCATCTATTTCTTTTTCTACATTCTTCATCTCAAGATTACTAAGTCTATAAACACGCATCATTACTATATATTCTGCCTGTTCTCTAGTAAGCTTAAATTCTTTCATAATCTTAACTATACTATCTTCTTTACCAGATGATTTACGCACTATAGCTATAGCCTTGTCTATGTCTTTATTTATTACTATGAGTCCATCTAATATATGAAGTCTGGCGTTATTAGTATCTATTTCATATTTAAACTTATTGTAAAGACACTTGCTTCTAAATCCTACAAATGCTTCCATAACTTCAGCAAGATTAAGAAGTCTGTACTCTTTATTATCAAGAAGTACCATCATATTCATTACCTGACTATATCTAAGACAAGTCTTCTTAAGAAGTACTTCAAGAAGTTCATCATACTTAGTACCAGTAGAAACTCTTATTTTAATACATATCTTTCCATCAGCAGATAAATCATCTACACCAGCTACTAAATAACCTATATCTTTATCAGCCTTAACTTTAGATAATTTGTCCATAAATGTATCTTGTGTACGCATGTACGGAAGTTCGTCTATAACTATATAAGTCTTGCTATCATGAACTTCCTTATGCCATTTACCAGTAATAGTACAAGCTCCATTACCAGTATTATAGAATCTATAAACGTTATTTATTTGACTAACTATTCCACCGGTAGGAAAATCTGGAGCTTTAAGAATATTAACCATCTCTTTTATACTCATTTTAGGATCTTTTACATAAGCTATACAAAGCTTTACTACATCATATGCATTATGAGGTGGTATCCAACACATATAAGGCGTAGCTATACCACTATTACCATTAATAAGTATATCAGGTATTACAGCTGGTAAATACTTAGGCTCCTTCTCCTCTTCGTCATAATTAGGAATAAATTCAACAGAGTTATTCTTTAAATCAGCTAAAAGAAATTTCTCACTATATTCAGATAACTTACATTCAGTATATCTTTTATCACTGGCGAAGTTTGTATCTTGTGTACCGAATCCACCTTGCCCTATTATATATGGAATGTTCTTTATATAAGGCCTAACCATAGTGCATAATGCTCCATAGCACCCTGAATCTCCTGTAGGCTGGAATCTACCAATTACGTCACCCACAATTCTAGCACTCTTTTTTGTATTAGTATACGAAAATACCTTAAGGTCATACATATCATATAATATTCTACGTTGCACTGGTTTACAGTTATCGTATACACATGGAATAGCTTGATCTTCTAGAGTGTAGGTAGCTAACTCTAGATAGTCATTCTTAGCTAACTCTTCTGCAGATATCTTACGCATCACGCATCACCAATCCAATTATCTTTTTACACATAATATCTACAGCCTTATTGAATAACCATAATACTGGCAATATTACAGATATAATTATAAGGAAGCTTGCTATTCTATCACAAATCTTCCATCTACGAGCCCACATAAGTCTTATACGTGGATTCTCTTTCTCAGCTACTCTTTTATCATCTAACCAATTTGCAATAATAGCATCAATTACTAATAATAAGAATACATTCACAACATATATAGCACATATATAAAACACATCACTATTTAACATATTAAATTTCTCCTTTCTCTATAAAAAGCTTTCTAGGTTCAGAACTACTACCTTGAAGCTTACTGATTATTTCAGATAGTCTTTCGTAATCTTCTGGTAATATTTGAACCAGTGCGTCAGCCTTTGGGTTCATAACATAGTCTTTAAAGTCCTCAGGATTCATTTCTCCAAGTCCTTTGAAACGTTTTATTTGATATTCTCCTTTTACCTTAGGTATAGTTTCATCTAATATCTTTTTATTCTTACAATATATAGTTTCTTTTTTAGTTACTATTTTAAATAGTGGAGCTTCTGCAAAGTATAAATACCCTTGTTTTATTATATCTGGCATATGTCTAACAAAAAACGATACTAGTCCTAGCCGAATCCCAGAGCCAAAAGCATCAGCATCCGTAGCTATCACTATTTTATGATATCTAAGTTTCTTTAAATCAAACTCGTCATCTATACCAGTTTCTAAAGCTTGGATTAATTCTCTGAATTCTAAGTTTTCTAACACTTTATCTATAGTAAGGTTTTCTGTATTAAGAACTCTACCTCTAAGTGTAAATATAGCCTGATATACAGGGTTCCTAGCAGTCTTTACAGTTGTTTTCGATGACTCCCCTTCTAATAGATATAGCTCACATTCTTCTGGTTTCTTACTACTGCAGTTACTTAGCTTCCCAGATAATGCTCCGAACTTCTTATTCTCTTTAGTTCCTAATATAGTTTCCTTAGTCTTAGCTATTATTTCTCTAAGCTTTCTATAAGCCAATGCTTTCTTTATTATTTCTTTAGCTATATTTGGATATTTTCTAAAGTGCTCTAGTAAGTTATTATATACAACAGAAGCCACCCAAGTAGTTAAATATACATTTGATAATTTAGTCTTAGTCTGATTCTCAAATTGAGGATCTGGTAGCATTATACTTACAATAGCACACATACCATCCTTAAGTTCATTACCACTTATATTTTCGTCTTTATCCTTAAGTACTTTAGCTTCTCTAGCAAATACGTTTATAGCCTTAGTAAACCCTGCTCTAAATCCAGTTACATGCGTACCATCATTTATCATTCTAAGATTATTAGCATAGCTACGAAGCATATCATGTCCATTAGTATAGTTCAATACTATTTTAAGTACTTCCTTTTCTCCAGTTTCTTCTATATAGATATGCTTACTAAGAAGAGTTTCCTTCTTATCTATCATATCATCCATCATATCAACTAAACCAGCCTTACTAAAGAATGTCTCTGGCTTATCATTATAATACGTAAGAATGAACTTTACACCTGGATTAAGGAAAGCATTATCTTTAAGAGCGGCTTTTACTCTAGATTTACTAAACTTTGTAACTTCAAATATAGACTTATCTGGAGTCCAAGTCATAATAGTTCCAGTTTCTTTAGTCTTTTCAAGCTTTTGTATATCAGATGTTTTAAATCCTTTACTAAAATCTTGTGTATAATGATAGCCATCTTTCCAAGATTCTATATGAAGTTTCTCAGAAAGAGCATTCATTACCTTAAGCCCTATACCATAGTTACCACCACTTACTTTATAGTTAGACTCAGCCGTAAGTTTTCCTCCAGCGTGCATATCAGTACAAAGTATTTCTAGTACTGGTCTATTATGTATTGGATGAATATCTACTGGTATTCCACGTCCATAATCACGAATGGAGAACGTATCTACGTCTCCATCGTCTTTTATAGTTATTTCTATAGTATTACCAAAGCCTGCTATAGCTTCGTCTATACTATTTGTAAGAGATTCTGTAAGGCATTGGTGTAGTCCTTCTATTCCATTATTACCAATGTACATAGATGGTCTCTCACGCATTCCTTCAAGTCCTTCTAAAAGCTCAATATCTTTTGCAGTGTATTGAGTATAATCTTTATTGCTCATATTTTACCTCTACTTTCTTAGTTAAGTATTTCATCTTTACCTTCATTCATATATTTATCTATAGCTTCTTCAATCACGCGTCTATTTTCTTTTATGAATCTCTTTAATAAGAATTGGTTATTTTCATCTTCTTTAGTAGGGTTATCCATATCTTCAGTAAGAATCCATCCACCTTCTACAGTATGTGATCCACAGCATTCGCTAAATAATATCTCAGCTACAGGTTTACCTTCATACCATATGTTCTCATCTTGTTTATCTTGAGGTACTTTTTCCATTATGCTTAAATATAGTCTCGGTACTTTCTCTAATCTATCTGTATAGAAGACTACGTAAGCCTTGCCATCTTTATCTATATCCATAACTATTTCGTGTTCGTTTATATGATTTTCATTATTCATCTAATAACCCCCTATCTTCAAGTGTTTCTGTATCAACCACTATAGTAGTTATACTATGATCTGTATAGTCTCCGCCGTCCATAAAATCTTTTCTAAGCTTTACAGCCTTACTGTATAAATCATTTAATGTATTATTTATAAATGTAGATGGGTTCTTCCCAGTTTCATCTACAAGAGTACTTGACTCTACACTTTCGATAAGCTCCTCTATAGCTCTTTCTGTTCTTTCCTTTATAGAGCCACCCATGTACAATATATCCTCACTCAACGTAACATCACTTTCCTCAGAGCAGTATTCAAATTTAATACTCACATTAATCTGATCCCTTCTAGGAAATATATCACTACTTATAATAATTCTAAAATGATCTCCTCTTACTGGTGCTATAGTATTACTCATATTAATTCCTCCTATTTAAATTTACTAAAAATCAAATATCTCTATACTATCGAATATTTCAGCCTTGAAATCAGTATTCGAATCTATGTATTCGAATATGTCTTTATTACTAAACTTATTTAATATCACATTTACTCCGTCTTCATATTTAGTCATTTTATAATAATCTGTATAATCTGGAATACATCCAAATATTATACAATTATTATCAATTTCAGTCATCAAATAACACGGACCTATGTTATTCATATCCTCTACTATTTCGATACACACTGTCTTTCCGTCATCATCTTTAATATTGACGTGAGCAAAGCTATGATACTTGTGTTGAAATTCATTTCTATCCATTACGTGCTTGCTATTCATTTTAAATCCTCCTTATAAATTATTATTAATTACATTCATCATTTGTACAGCTTCTTTACTCTTTCCATAAAAGATATAATCTAATATAGTCTGTCTTTTAAACTTACTATCGTCCTTTCTACAGGCTTCTGCATATCTAGTAATACAAAGTCCGTCATTTATATTCTCAGCTTTGCCTACTATAATATGATCCATAATACCTGTATCTACTCTAAAACCTTCATCATCAGTCATATAACGATGAATATTTATAGATATCTCGACTCCATCTACATCTTTAAATAGATTTATAGTCCTGATATCACCTTCGTCATTTTTAATACTGAACGATTCTAATAGATCTTTTTTATCATATTTATCTACTAGTGCATATGTTATCATAATTCAAACCTCCTTTATATTTTTAATTGTATTAATGAAAACATCATAAAAAGATATATGTTTATCTGTTTAGTAAAAAATGTCGTAAAAAAAAAATAAAGAGCCCATTTCTGAGCTCAATATTTCTTATACTTTTTCAATTATAGTTTTCTCACCATCATAATAAAGCTTTAAATCACTCTCTATTTTGATAGTAGTAAACTCTTTAGTATCCCCTAGTACGTCTATGTAGTCTACTATGTCTTCTGCTTTATTTATTATAAACCCTTTAATACTTGGGATCATTTTATATAAAGCTGTAGATTCGATATAGTGTTTAAACTCAAGCATTCTATGTAAATCGATCTTTTCTACCATATCAAGTACAAGAGTCTCTATATTTTCGTTTATAATACAACTCTCGTCTTCAGCCTTATATTCTACATTAGTACTAATATAAATAGTATTATTTCCTGGATGTATATCTACTGCGTATGTTAGTTTGATATCGCCTTCTTTTAATATATGCATACTTATTCTCCTTTATCCATAATATGTTTAAATAAAGCATTTTCTAAATCAGCTGGGTTCCACTCATCATTTTCTAAAACTCCATAGCTTCCATCTGGAACATAGTAATTTACCATTTCTTGGGCTTCCTCTTTATTAAGAGGTCCTACATATATCTTATGATCTATACGACCGCTTCTCACTAAAGGCTCTGGTAATAACTCCAGATTATTAGTAGTAATTATAAGTATCAGATTATTTGGACTTACGCTACTATCTAAGAATTGCATAAGCTTGTCTATAGTTTGTCCTTTCTTAGATATCATATCCTTAGCACCTTTACTTTCTCCATCTCCAACACCAAATATAGACTTATCCATATCTTCTATAACGCATATAGCAGGACAATCGTTACCATTTAGATCAGTATGATCTATTGTATCGTCATTTACCATACCAGATATTACAGCTGCGGAATCACTTCCAGTAAATAATGAGTCTATAAAGAATATCTTTTGTATATTAAGTCTTTCTGCAAGATGCTTTATTATAGAAGTCTTACCAGTACCAGGTGGTCCGTATAGAAGTATAGATGTCTTATATTTTCTACCAAATTTATCATATATATCTTTACTAGCTATAAACTTATCTACAGCATCATCAACTTTATTTACAAAGCTTCCAAATATCTTTTTATCGCTTCTAGGTTCTTTAGAACTATAGTGAAACATACCATTAGTCTTACACACTAATCTAAGCATATTGTCGTTCGTTTGTCTAGATTCAAACGTAGCTTTAATCTCTTCTATGATCTTATCTCTACCGACTCCATATACATCTACTCCAAGCATATTCTTTACACCTTCTCCACTAAAAGTATCCTTTATTTGGAAACTATAGACATATGCCCAGCAAAATCTCCTAATTCTTATAAGATAATTACCCCACATAAGAGACTTATTGAATTCATTATAAAGATACATATTATTATTTAGCAGTAATTTCTTACTACTTTCGCTATAACAGTTATCTACAAGCCATTGCTTTACCTTATCTTCCATATAAGGACCGCTTACAGACACACCCATAATAAATCTACGTTTTACAAATCTAAATAATGAAAATATCCATCCCCGTATTGTAGATAAGAAATAGGTAAGAAATCCTAATACTGCCATATTATTTAAAGAAATTAATTCTTTCCAATTCACTCTATATCCTTCTCCTTTTATTAAAAACTAGTGACTGATCTTTTAAAGAATTGATCTTTTATATCATCACCTTCATCTTCATTTATTAATACTATCCTTATCCCTGGACATCTATGAACAAGTTTTCTTAACTCGTCTACATTACTACCTCTAGGAACTAGCATGTAAACATTGTTCCAAGGGAGCCTCACTCTTTCAGACTCCTCTTCAGGTGGAACTTCTGTTCTAAATGCTTGGACTATAGCCTTAATCTCTTCTATATCATAGTCTGATATACTAATCTTAGAAAGCATTTCTAGCTTAGCCTTTTGTTCCATCATTATAAGTTCTTGAACTTCCAGCTGTTTTCTTGCATATAGATAAACCAATACAGCAGAAAACATTAAAATACAGATATCAAATACATTATGTCTTATTCTCATATACTATTCACCTAATACCACTGCAGAATCGCCTGTAATGCCGTTTAAAGTCATATTGTTATACCCACCGTATACTAGACTAGTACCGATGTATCTAGGCTTATAAAGCTCTATAGCGGCTTTAAACAGGTCTCTATGCACTAAGTTATTAATAGATTTCCCACCATATCTAAGCAGTCTATCAGGTGTAAAGTATTCTGTAGATTTAACTCTGTATTCATTACTATGTACTTTCTTAACTACATATTTATCAAAACCTTCTTCACGTATACAATAATCAAACATATGTCTAAGCATGATTTCAATAAATACCTTTCTTATTTTACCAGGAACAAGATCTCCTTTATCACTCAAGTACATCAAGAAGTTTCCTACACTATGTTTTGCAAAACCGAATCTTTTAAACGTTTGTAATACTACTCTAAGTGCTCCGTCGTCTATTCTTTCTTTTATAAAATAGTCTTCGCTCTTAGTTACGTCTACTATTCTACCGATTTTAGTCTGCAAATTTACAGTCCAATCATCAGGAAACACATAATTTACTATATTATAATCGGCTATATTTCTACTATATTGCATACCTTTCTTAAATAGAGCTACAGCCTTTACCATTCCAACTATTTCCATAGTAGCCATCTTTACTCTTTCAATATTAAGCTTGTCTTTCATAGCTACGTTTTCACTATAGTCTATAGGTTTAAATCCAAAGCTTATATTAATACCCACTTTAAAAAGATCACTACTATTCTTTACATTACTTTTTATAAGATAATTATATACATCATCATATATACTTCCTGTATTATCAAGTATCTCTTCCTTCTTCCAGATATCTTTAATAAATCTTATGAAATCTGCTCCGTATTTTATAGAAGTATTTCTGCAGATATCTATAGTCAAGTTATTAATAATACCTTCTGTAGCATAGTTATTTACAAAGTAAACTCCTATACCAAGAGAATTCCAAGTACAAGACTTAACATCATTATCTCCATTTATAACGTGTGCAAATTGAGCAAGAGCCCCTCCAAGACTATGTCCAGTAAAGTATAGTTTATAATCTATGTTATCTTGTTTAAGCCTCCATTGTACATGTCTTAAGAACCAATGTGTACATACTAGCTGAGGATTATACTTATTAAACAGACATATATCTATATCTGTAAGCTTATCAGCTATATCATCTGTACCTCTGTAGCTTATAATTACTTGATTAGTCTTTCTGTTTATAAAAGCAGACGCATAGAATCCATTAGATATCTTATAATCTTCTGCATTAAGATCTACTCTAGTAACACTACTTTTAATAAGTCCGCTTCCAAATAAATCACTCATAAGCTTCAGATCGTTAGCACTATAATAAAGCTCCCAATCATCAAATATATCTCCCCACAAAGGCGTTTGATTATCAGCATCCTCAGTATAGCAACCAAATAAACATCTAGATTTTACATTGACGTCCTCTGGTATCTTCTTAAAATACTCGTCATCAAACAGAGCATCCATCACATTAGTCCCCTCTGGTATACGCATCCAACTTAAGTATCCCATTTGTGCAAATCCTGCATACACTACATCCTTCAAATTTGTCATTTAACCTTATCTCCTTTACTGTTTATTTTATGAAAAATCCTTCTAGCCAATCATATGCATAAGTATATACTGCATAAGCGACTAGATAAATTACAAATTCTTTTACAGCTCCACTATAATAATTATCTGGAACTTTATTACCTGATTTTCTTGTATAACTTGGTATAAAAAAGAATAGTATATAAAAATACACTATTCCTATTATCCATGGCAAGTGTTTCATATAGCCCTCCTATAACTTTTGACCACTGAACACTAAGCACTTTCTTTTTACTTCCTTATCAGTTTCTCCGATAAGAACTAGATTTGACATTAAGTCCATTACTTCTGAAGAATTCTTTAATATTTCATTTATTAATAAATATTGAGTTCTTCCTTCGTAATTTCCAAGTCCTAGACTATCTAGAGCAGCTATTCTAAAATCCTCTATCTCTTTTTGATAATCTAATATATCGTACTTAGTTGTAGTAGCCAGATCTTCTATTCTTATAAGATCCAATACGTTATCCTTTATAGATCTTATTCTAGATATCATTCTAATAAGATCCTCGTTCATACTACTGTCCTTCAACTCTTTTTGAGTTGTAAATACACCTGTAAACTTTGCCAACATTCCAATAACTCTTTCTTTAATACTCATTCTTAATTCCTCCTTTTAAATTATAAACCCATTTTTCTAAATATGTAATAAAATTGATACTTTGTAGTACTGTACCTATTTCCTGTTTCTAATGCTGTTTTAGCACGAAGATAGAATAACATAGCGTCTGTATCGCCTTTAAAATAGTCTAAGTTATCATCAAATAACTTCTTAGACTTCTCCAGCGTTATAGCTCGCCTTTCATATGTCATTCTATGTAAGTCCATCTCAAGCTTATTAAGTACAGTTTTGTATGTCTTGCTATTTTTACCATACTTTGTAATGTACTCTCCAATCTCAGATCCCTTAATAGGAACAGCTGCAGTTTTCATCTTATCCATTTTAAACCTCCATATACATATTAAAATATTGTAAACTATATTTGCCGTATAAAAATCACAAGCTCCACTAACACCTAATGCCTGAGTGGAGCTATTTGCTTGTGATCTTTATTGTGGTAGTTAAATGACACTTCAATATATATATTTATCGGTTTACTAAAAAAATTAGTAAATTCTATGAAGTTTTGATTCGCTTGTATTATCTATTATAGATAACAGATAATCTAATAATGGATTGAATATAAATGTAGCTCCATTTGGAAGAACTACTTCAGCACAATCAGAAGTTCTGGCGTGCAGTGTTTCATTTCCATATATCAGATCAAGCTTTCTATTTACGTGTTCTGTAATAGTTCTAAAAAGAGGATAATAGAACTCTTCAGATCTGTTTATATTCTCTGTAGCATTTTGCTTAGTAAGCATAGTATAAGCCTTTAGATATAATCCACTCTTCTTAGCATTCTTAGTATATGCTGTAAAGTCTGGGTCTATACCAGGTTTATACCAACCTATCACTAAGTTATTTACTACAGTATGAGTATTAGCAACAGTATTAAAGTCTGCTTCAGACAGATATCCAGAGTCATTCCATCTAATATAAGTAGGACGTCCTAAATCAAAGCCATCTAGCCAGTTACCAATAGCAACTACACTATTAGTATTTTGTAGCTCTATATCTATTATAGTAATATATTTAGACATAAAGCCATTAGAAGGCTGTAATATAGTTACTAGAGACGGTCTTACATAATCTACTACTTTATATAGATGATTAAGAGCACTAGATTCTACTAGAAGTCTTATAGTATTTCCTACTTTAGTCTTAGCAAGTATATTAGGATTAGCCGACGTAGGATTAAGCGGACTATCTAAATCAGCAGATAATACCAGTTTCTTAGTAGGATTCTTAGTAATAATAGTACGAGCTGCATCATCAAGTCCATCCATCCAATCATTTACTATATCTATACCTTTCTCTTCCTGTCTCATACTAGAAGTACTACGAGAACGGAAATATGTATTATTAGGTGATTGAGGAAGTATATTAGTCCATACTTCTTTTTCTAATTGAGGTTCTGTAACTATAGCCTTACCAGGAGAGTTATCATTATCGTACACCTTATTAAATAGGTGTATATAATTATTCCAGAATTCATCAAACTTAGCTCCTCTTATTGTAGCTCCTGGATTTTCAATTCTAATTCTCGGTGCTCCTATAGTAACCCCAGCAATTTTATTCCAGTCTATAGCTAATTGGAACATTTTACTTAATATACGCTTAGTTTGATCTAGAGTAAATCTCTTACTATAGAATCCAGTAAACATGTATATCAATTGAGTTAGTAATATTCTCCATGGAACTATATTACGATCAAATATATTTTGATACAGTATGCTATACATGTCGAATGGCATATTGGCTGTAGTATTAGTTATATCATTAGGATTAACATTAAAGTAGCTACCTCTAAAATCTATTAAAGACATAACTGGAAGCTTCAATCCATCACCAATACTTTGATTTATAAAATACTCATCACTTCTGTCATTTTTATCAAAGTCATAGCTTATAGTTCTAGGATTATTAATATCTATTGGATTAAACATCTTAGGTCTAGCAGAAGCAAAAGTGCTATCATAGAAGTATACATTTTCACTATTCTTTTCTTTAAGTACATAAGAAATACGTCTAAACCAATGCTTAGCCCAAAGACTCTTATTAAAGTCATCTACTGGGAAGTATACAGGATAACCATAAACAGAGTTATTATCATCATACCATAGAATATTAGTATTTCTATCTCCAGAATTAACATCAATTCCAGGTACTTCATGTCCCATTATACTAAGTTTCGCAACATATCTATAATTCCATGTGTCAAGTTGATATTCGTATTTAGATAATTTAGGACTCGTATTACCAAATCTATCTACAGCATGCCCTACTAATTCAGTCGGAGCATAACAGTACATAGTCTCACCAAGCTCATTATACAATGGTTTCTTCTTTATATTAATAGTAAATGTGTTACTGTCTGTCTTATATAAGTAGTTTTCATTAGCCACCCCAGTAGTAAATACAGGACCTATAGAATACTCATTATCAAAAGGATTATCTTTCTTAGGAACTACTTTAAACTCTAGATCATTACTCCAAGAACCTTGGCTATTACTATAGATATTTAAGTTAGTCTGTACATTATTAGTATTAAGTAGAATATAATACTTAACCTTACCTCTAGTTCTACCTATAGATGTAATTACCTCTAAATTAACTTCTAGTATCATAATTCCATTTTGCTTATAATTAGATGGTATAGAAGACTTAAGTATAGATTGCATCATACCTCTAACTGGGAAATATGTAAATCCTATATTATTTATTCTATCGTTACTAAACTTCTTATTAGATAACGCATAAGATATGGTTCCGTCAACGTCACTTTTCTCTGGCATAATAAACATACCTACGTATTGCTCAAACTTATAATCAGGATCTTTATCAGCATACTTTTCTAAATTAGAAGATACTACATTAGATATAGATCCTGAATTTATAAAGCTAGTAATATCTGAATGATTCATATCTATATCTGATATTCTTCTAGGTATAAGTGTAATTCTACTTAGTCCACTATGAGAAAATGCATCAAAGTCTCCACTTACATCTATATCAGCACCTGATAAAGCAAGCTGCATAACTTCTTTTTCAGATGTTGTATCGTATAATACATTCGGTAATTCTGTATTAGGCTTATACCTTACTTCAAAACTATCTCTGTAGTTAAACGCGTCCTTATCAGTATAGAAATCCTCGATTCTAACTATAAGTTCCATATCTGGAGCAGTGGCATCGTATAAGTTCTGCTTAGTAAGTTGATTTATAGTTCTCTTAGATGGTAATGGGAAGAATATTCCATTAGTCATACTAAATAACGGAACTATAGTATCTCTAACTAGATTCCTATTCTTAGATGCTAATAAAGGATCGTTAATAAATGCACCGAACATTCTGAATCCTGAATATTGTGATAAATCGAATAAGTTATTATGCTCATACGCTTTTCTTAGGGCTTCTACAACTTCTACATTTTGTGGACTATACTGCACCACATTATTCTTACTAACTGGAGTATATACAGGACGATCTTGCCTTGCATCTGCAACAAATTGAGCTGGTTCTACTATAGTCATAGATGTATAGTCTCCAATAGACCCTTCAACTGTATGTATATACGTACTTGCTAATGCTGACTTACCAGAGCTTCTAAGACTGTGCATATCTTTAATCATCTTATGCATATTTTTATTAACACCAGTAGCCTTCAAAGTATCTATAGCATCAAAAACATCACCGTTTATAGTACTATCTTTAATTTCTAAAGCAACCTTACGGCCATCTATAGTTATATAACCTTTCTTAATGTTAAGTCTATTATCCACAACTACATAAGGTAATACAGAGTTCATATCGTCTGTATTATCATCATCGAATGAAGCTAAAAATGGATTAATCGGATTAATAGCTCTTATAGCACGTCTTAATTCTATAGCCTGTAAGAATATGTTATGGAACCTTGTAGTGCTTCTAGAATTATATGCACGTGCATCAGTAGAAAATCTTACATTATGAGCACGAGTCTGATAATTAAACTGTTTAGTTCTATAACTTCTCAATACTATATCATCTATAGCAGTACCTAATTCGTTTGACTTATACCCTACATACGTTTTAGCTACCATATTATAGGCTAAAACATAGTCTGCTAATGTAACATAGTTTGTACTTGTAATATCTTTATCTGTAGAAACATTCTCATCAAATACCTTTATTTTAAACTTAAGCTTATTTTCAGACACTTTAGTTCCATTTCTAAGTTCAAGTGTATTCATAGTCCTATGTTTTTTATAATATCTACTAGGATCGTATAGTATATCATTATACTCATATATATTAGGTAGTGATGGATTATATCTACGATAAGTATTTCCACGTTGTAGAACATCAATAGCATTATTCAACATATCGCTATCAGACATATCCCTACCTGGATAATAAGCCATACCTACTGTATCTGTATAGTCTCTATCGAACTCTAGCTCTATATCCATATTAATATATTTAGGAATTACCATAGGATATTCTAGTAATTGCCATATATTATCTTTAGTAATATGTTTAACATTTTCTTCACCAAATAACGCAGTATCAGATAAATTAGCTACAGCTTTCATTAATTCAGGAGTATTCAATATAATATCAGCAACGAGATCTCTAGTTGTAGTACTATCATCTGTAACTTGAATTGGCACCGTATATGTATTATAGTTATCATTCGAATCATGTACAAAGTCTACTTTATTTACATCTCCATTATAATTACGCTTTATTCTTATAGCTTGTACTACTGGAGCTCTAGAAGCATTGCTGTAAGCTATATTAAACACTCTAGTATTCTTATCAGTATAAGCTATAGGACGGTTATAGTATTCGCTATCCCAGCTAGCCTCACCATTATTCTTAGTACTTCCATTCCAAGTAATTTCATATACTCTAGAATTATAGCCAGAGTCTACTACAGCCTTGCTTATATCTATTAAATCATATAAGTTTCCTCCATTAGGAATATATAAGAATACGTCATTATATAAAGTACTTCCACTTATAAGTTCTAAGTCTTCTCCTCTATATACGTATACTTTGCTTAAATCCTTAAAGAATCCACTAGACGCACTTACATTAGCATTAGTAGTTCTTATATTTACAGCAGTATGATTTCTCAAACTAGGATTAGCTATAGTAGGATCTTTAAATATAAGCTCTACTTTTACAGTATAAGCTACATTATCTATAGTAAATCCATCAATAGCTGGTTTAGTACTCCAAGCTTCTGCATATGTTTGAGCTACAGTTTTGGTAGTAAGTCTATTAAATAAGCAATCTATCTTATAATTATTCTCTATAGGAGAGTTATTATAATACATTCTTACTTTATAAGCCTTACGTATATTAGGTATTAATCTATTTCCATTCTTAATAGCATTACCATATTCAGTTATGAAATCACTTAATATGCTATCTATTTCTGGTCCATCTATCTTTTCTCCTACTTGCTTTCTTACTATTACGGATTTAGTATGATTTAATGCTGTATTTTGTGGAAATACGTATTCTACATTAAATCTTATCTTAGTAACAGCTTCGACTACGATAGTAAGCTCTTTATTATCAAACTTACCTTTCATCCATTTATTTGCATCATAAGGATCTTCAGCACTCCATACAACTTCCCCATCGGCCATTATATTAGATATAACATGAGAAGTAGGACTCTTTATCGTAACTACACGCTTAACGAAATTAATAAAGTTATCAAAGTCTTCTTGTGTATTTTCTCTGATATTAGATCTCTTATACGTATAGACTTCGTTATCGTATTCTAATTCTCTCTTAGTTTGACTATCAAAATCAGCAAGTCTAGTATCGTTTATCTTAAGCTTCATTTCTTTAAAAGCTTCTCTAGGTTTAACTCCATCTATTTCTATATTCTTAATCTTACTTATATCAAAGTTCATACCCAAAATAGCAGCAGGATTAGCCACATGTTTAGTAGCAGCTACGCTATTATCTTCAGGATTAATCTCTTTTACATCAAATCCATCATCAAGAATAGAAAGATCATAAACCCATTTATAATCATCAGACCATTCATTCCAGCTGTCTTGTGTTACAACTCCCCCTCTAGCAACTATTTTACCAGCTCTATTTCCATTCAAGAATACATTTATATATCTATATTCATTATCAGCAATAGCCTCGAGCTCTATAAATATATTAGCACCTTCAGGAATGATAGCGTCTTTAAGATTATCTAGAGTATAAGTATTAGAAACTGTCTCAGTCTTTACTTTTACAGCAGTAACTTCTCTACCAGGTTCTGTTCTTCTGATCATATTCTTTATGTGTTTAGCTACTTCTTCTCCTAGTGCTTGTCCTGGAACATATCTAAATACACTAAGCTCTTTATCATTATCGTAATAAACGCTTCCGTATTTCATAGGATCTAATACGAATTCTGCAGATGTTCTGTATATAAGAGATTGATATTTACCGAGTTCTTTAGCTATAACAGATAGAGTAAATACTCCTTCTGGTTTCTTAGATATATAAATACGATGATATCCATTTAAAATATCTACTATATCAACTGCTCCGTTATATTCAAATAGAACTTCTCCATCATCATTCTCTATCTTTACCCAGAACTTAGTATCTATAGGATAAGAAGTTCCTTCTGCAAGCTTTATATCCAGATTATTAAGAGGAAGTTTAGCAAGAGCTACATTACTAAACCATGGTTGCTTAGTACGATAAACTATTACTTCTGTTTCTTTCTCTTTATTAATACTAGTAAAGCCTGGATCATTATTATTAGTAACGCTTACTTTAATCTTAAACTTATTAACATCTTTAGGATATCTTACTGTTTCAAACAGAGCAGTTCTATTTTCATCATCCCAAGTACTAGCAAGTTTCTCTATACTTTCTATACTAACTCCAGTATCGTCAAATAGCTCTACCTTTATATTATAGTGATCTCTTTTACTCTTAGCTATATTATGAGTAAAGTTTACTCTAATATACTCGTCGTTTACATAGTCTATGACATCTGTTATATTAGCTCTAGCAGAAACTCTAGTAACACCTGGTGCCTTAGATACTGCTCTAGTTATTTCTCTTTCTATCTTATAGAATGTATTATTAACGTCTCCTCCAGTATACCATCTGTGGAATATAGTATTATCTCTATTTCTAGGTTTTACCCATAGAACTATATTCTGCTTACTAGCTATATCTTCTAACTCATCATTAGTAAACAGTGTATATTGATTCCCATCTCTATTTACATTATCATAATTTATATCAGCTACTTTAGTTACTAGTCCATTTTCATCTATATAGAATCTAAATAACTTAGTATCTTTAGAAGGAGCACTGTCTTCACTATCTATCATAAGCATAAATTCCATATTAGCATAAGTCATACCAGGATTAAGCTTTATAGCAGATACCATATTATCTTCAGTAGGACTAGTAATAAATAGTTCATTTACTATATCATCAGGATCTAGAGCAGCATTTTCTATTCTTTTATTTATAGGACTATCGTATAAATAAGTAACTGTCTTTCTAGGCTTATCAAAAGTATCATAAGTCTTTATAGTAATCTCATACTTTCCACCATAAGTAGCTATAAGATCATTTATAACAGCTCTAAACTCATCTCTAGAAGCATCGTCAAAGTTACCTTCTCTAAGTATCTTATCAAAGTATATATTATAAGGAAGTGTATTAGTTTCTATATCAAGCAATATCTTATCATTTCTTATAATACCATTATTATTTACATCAGTAAGACTTCTTTCATATGTTTGCGTCCATTCTAGATCTTCCATATTAGGTATACCTTTTATTCTAGTAATAACTTCTACTTTAGGAGCTCCACAATTATACTTCAAATATATAGAAGTAGGATGCTCACTATATATTTTACCCAAGCTATCATACCAGCTACTATTATAATATGTCTTATCTTGTAGAAGTAGTCTGTTAAGTACATTACGATCTAAATATATGTCTCCACTACTCACTTCTATATTAGTAATATCATAATAGTTATTAGGTAGTACTTTATTCATATCAAGTTCTAGAGTCTGCTTTAATGATTGGAATTTATTAGGTTCTTTTATCTCAAAACTCGTATTTACAACGCCTTCTAAATCCATAGGAAGCTCAAACTTCATATATCTATTAGCCACATCAGAAGCATTTGCAGTTACACTTCCATTATAAAGTACTACTCCATTTCCATTAGTAATAACAGCCTTTACTATAGTTCCAGCCTCAAATACTTCATCGTTATACTTTCTAATATGAAGCTCATTTCTAGTAAACTCTAGATCTTCTGTAAGAAGTCCTACTTTATCACTACGAACTACAGCCGTTCTAAGATCGTATAAAGTAGTATTTTGTATAATATTTCCATCTCTCTTTACAAATGTAATCTCTACATTATAATCTATTCCATTAGGATATATATTAGGATATCTAAAAGCATATCCACCAGCCATAGCCTTATATTCATTATAAGTCATAGTCTTATCTAAAATGACATTCTTATTATCATAGTTATCCTTTACTACTATACGCATAAGCTGATTTCCATTTATATTAGCTACAGAAGCTATTATATACATCATTTCATCATCTATATCGTCTATAAGCTGAGGAAGTCTATGAGACACTCTGTAGGCTGTTAAATAAGGTTCTAGTAAATCTTCTTCTAGCTCTCCTACTATACTTATTTCTTGTGCTATTACAGTATCGTCTCCTATATTATAGAGTATATGATTCTTTGTATTCTTTATAAAGTCTCCATTAAACTGTGTAGATAGAGGAAATCTCATAGCCTCTTCTAGACTCATACGTCTATCGTCCAATACTTCATATACACATTCTGGTATATCTGTTATAAGATATAGTTTAGCACGAGTATCTACAGTCATAGTGTATCCACTATCAGCTGGAGCTATAAGTATAGGAGGATTAGTCTCATTTCCTACCCAAGTATCAACAGCCACGTATAAAGGTATTCCATTAGAAGAAGTACAATCAAATCTTCCAGCACATATATTTGCTCCATCATATCCAAGTATTATTCCACGAACTCTAGGAAACTTGAAGTTACTATAGATCTTCAAGTTTACAAATCTATCTGCTCCTCTATCAAGGCTCAGCTGTTGTATATAGCAACCTTCTGTAATATCGTCTTTAAGTCCGTTTAATATATCTTCTATATTCTCTATATTATGTCTACGAGATGAAAGCTCTCCAAATAATCTTAGTATCTTATCATCTCTATTTATTTGATCTAAGTTAGACTTATGCCATGATTGTATCTTAGGATCGCAACCACAAGCATAGAACTTATTAATAAGATTCAAGAATCTTTCAGTATCATTTCTATATTCACTACATACTACGTCTAATAGGTGTCTTATTTGCTCTTCTAAGCTATGGTATTTATTCTCTCCATTAGCATAAGTCTTCATACGCCAGAATACTACTTCGTCAGCCATATAAGGCATTTGAATTCTATCTACACCTTTATATTTAGTATGCATTACATAAGGCTCAGTCTCTTCATATATTCCATTAAGAGTTTCTATATACTTTTCTATATCATTGTGTACAAATGATTCCCCACCTTTTTTAACTATCATTATTGAGGCATCTCCGCTTATATCGAACTTAGGAAGATCTGGCAAATTATGTATGTATCTATTTCCTTCTTCAGTAAGATCTCCTTCTGTCAAGATATTATTGATCTTTCTATCTATCATAGCCTGATCATTATCTGCAAAAGGAATAACATCGTGTTCAGGAGTCACCATACACATTACAGTACCAAGATCTTTAACGTGTTCGCCAAATACAATAGTTCCGGCTAAATCTGTAGAGTTCTTCGGTTGTATTACTACTGCAACTCTATATTCCATTCTATATTACCTCCATTATCTTTTAAATTTAAAGCTTCCTCTCGTAGCAAGACTACTTATATATCCAGGAGCACTAGCTACAAGCTCATATAACCATCCTTCTTCTATTATTAGCGTACCAAAGTTTACTTCTATAGTCATTATACCTCTGGCTACTTCTGCAGCAGAAAGCTTTGGCTTTGATGCTGTTTTAAATATTCCATTAGGAACATCTGCCGTAGTAAGTCTTGTACTACTATGTGTAGTATTATATACCATAATGTCAAAAGACATTCCTGGTCTCCAATATCCACAACTTATTTCAAATCTACGGTTAAATTGATCGTATATTATATTATCGGTAGCTATAGCAAGTTGCTCACGTACTGGTTCATACGTCTTATTTGGAGTCCAGCTACTATCTACTGTCTTTCTATAGTCAAATTCTTTAAGATTATTATATTTATGATCTCCTGCTACAAGTATGCAATTATCCCCTAGTGCCAGTCCTTTATTTAAGAAAGTAGTAGATGTTCTACATACTACGCTATTATATATAGGAAGAACACCTATATCATTCATTCTACTTCTATTAGCCTGCACAGTATTCATAATACGCTTTGCTTCTTCAGGTGGAATAGCAGTTTCTATTTCCATATAATCTATATATTTAGTCCATACATTTATACCTATATCGTAGTTAAACTGTATAATATATTCCCCAGTAGCTGCTTGCTCTGCAAATGATATAATGTTATCTGGCATTGCAGAACCTACTTGAGCTATACGCATATTAGGTTGACTGAACTCGTGTGATGTATTTTTATCCATAAAAAAAGCAATCTTATCGAATCCTATATGAGAACCTGGTCCTATTTCTACGAATATTTCTGCTGTATTTATCTGTCCAGTAATAAATAGACAGCTACTGTAGATATCTGCTGCTTTCTCAAATCCATCTATAGCAGGCTTAAATCCTTTCTTAGACGGATTAAATTTTAGCTTAAGTATCTCTCCACGCTTTACAAATACACCTTTCTTTATAAAAGTCTTACCTACTTTATCCATAATATCTGTAATCTTAGTCTTAAGCTCTATATAATAAGATTCCATATCATTTATATTCTTCTGTAAGGCAGCTATGGCTCTATCGTGTATATCAGCCTTTTCTTTGAGCATTTCAAGTGTATTATTCATACGCTCTTCTATCGTAGCTATATTAAATCTTAGATTTTCTCCTATTCTATTAACCATACTATGAATAAGACTAAAGACGTCGTCTATACTTCTGATCTTTTCTCCAGCTATAATCTTACTTACGTCATAAAACACGTGATCTGCTGTAATAAAAGGAATAAGTATATCTCTTTTCCCATCTTTAAACGTCTGCATTATATAAGGTACGAGCTGATCTTTGTTATTTCTTACGTATTCATAGAAATCACGCGTATTCTTTTCTCCATAAGTAGTAGTACCATCGTCATTAGCAATAAGCTTTAGCCACATAGACGGTTCTCCAAACTTAGTTCTCTGAGTACTAACTTCAAAGAAATTATCCAAGAACTTTCTTACTTGTATAGCGGACTCTGTTTCTACATTAACTCTTTCTCCATTTTCATTTATAACAAAGACAGACGGTCTAGGAACTTTAACTTTACCATCTTTATCCGTAGGAAATCCATTAGTAGTTCCATATGCATTACCATTATTATCTGTACCATAATCGAGTATAAGCTCGTGCATAGTAGCCAAATTCTTATTATCAGCTGTAAGAAGACTGAATGTAAAACGACCGGCTTTCATATATCTATCAATATACATAAGCTTATCTTTTATTTGATCTAAATTTTGTGTTGCCATATATTCACTCCTTTTTAATGCTATTATTTTAAACAGGTGTTTGTCTCGAACAATTATAGTAACAACAATTGATGTAAAAAAAAAATAAATAAGGTTAAAGCTGCTAAAATTCAACCCTATTTATTTTTAATTATTCTTAAAGAGCTATTCCTAATTTAAGACAGATATACTCATATCCAGCTTTATTAGACTTCTTAAAGCTATTTAAATAATCGATATCAAGATACCATTCGTCGGCATCATGATTATACTTAAATGCTTTGAAATGAAAGAAGTTCAACATATCAGAAAGTCTTTTATTACCTTTAACTGAATTATTGAAAGTCTTTTCGAATAGTTCTTTAAGAGCACTGCATTCTACATACTTCATATTTAACCTCCTTTCGGGAGGAATACCAATTATGGCAATTCATGGATATTATGAGGTGTGTAGAATCTCTTAATAATATATAGTTATCCTGATACTAATTATAGTATTGGGATAGCTGCATTTTATTACGCCATTTACAAAAAAAATAACAAGATGTACAGTCCTGTTATTTCTTTATTTTAGAAGTAAATGAAAGCTCTACCCTCTTCCAAATTTACTTCTTTTAAATTTTCTTCCCCAAACACATTTCTTAAATTTTCAATGAAGAATCTAAAAGAATTACCGTTATCGTCTAATCTACTACTGGTAGTAGACCATCTTTTTTCAGTTCCATCTTTCAATACTACTGTCATTTTAACTATTTCCTTATTTTTTAAATTTCTTAAATCACCTTTTATAAACATACTAATCACTCCCTTCGTCCTTTATTCCATATGTATGTTATATATGGAGGACTATATTATATTTTTTATTATCTACTATATAATATATAACTAATTTTAGCTTAATTAATTCGCCTCTATCCAGCCACTATTCAAACAAATCCCTGTTAAATTACGTATAATAAAACAATATAAAGGAGGTTAATATACATATGCCTAAGATAAAGATATCTGGAATAGATCTTGATAAATATAAAGATACTTCTTCTCTTGAAGATTATTACTATTCTCTTGAGTCTATTGAGTCTCCATTCGAAGACGATATCACTTCATATGCTAACTCTATAGGTACTGAAGGAGTTGTAGGAGCTGCTTTTAAGGGAGCTGCTATGGGTGTTAGAGCTACTGTAGGAGCAGCTAAGCAAGCTAAAGGTATGATACGTTCTGCAGCTCGTATGGTAAAGTCTCAGTGGCGTACGCTTTATCCTGCTCTATTACAGAATTTCCAAAAGTTTGGACAAAACTTAAAGAATATATGGGCTAAGCTTATGAAATACGATAAGCGTTTCTTAGAGCTTGGAGAAAATATGCGTGAGCTTACAGAACTTGGAGGAGCTCAGCAAGTAAATCGTATGGGTAATATTACTATTAAGGTTTATCCTATAGATTGGGATGGAGTTAAGACTTCTTTAGACTATATTAGAAGTTGGGATAATTTCGTAATGAAAATGTGTGGAATGAACCCATCTACTGGAGAAATAGAGAAGAGCGCTAACTCGCACCAAGGCTTAGGATCACAAGCAGCTCAAGCTATAACAGCAGGAACTAGAATAGTATCTGTAGCAGATCTTGGGAAACGTCTTAATGGAGTACAAGATAGAGAACAAAGATTATCCGTAATAGGAGAAGCAGCCAAGACTAATAACCTAATACTTGCAAGATATAATGCTGGTACTGCTATAGCTAAGTTATTATATAATGATAGAGAAACATATTTTACTAATACTGTAAACAGACTTAAAGGAGCAAACGGACACGCAGAAGGAGCTATAAAGAACTTCTTTACTGGCCATTGGATTAAGTCTGCTGGTAATATATTAGGTGCTGTTAAAGATACTGCCGTATTACCATTATCTATGATGAGTGATGGTGCTGCAAATTTATTTGGACTTAATAATAAGCAAAAGATGAAAAAACTAGCTGGTAGTGGAAGTACTTCTGCTAAAATAGTACAATCTATCTTGACTGGATTTGAACCTGTAGAAATAAACTTTGCTGGCTCTGAGCGTGATAGATTCGTAGCTTGGATAGAAGGTAAAGGAAACGATCCTTGTAAGGATTACTGTATTAACTGTAGTAAACTTCTAGGTAAAGGTACAGAAGGAGGATCTATACTAGCAAAGGCTATAAAGACTGGTGGTAATAGCTGTAGGACTTCTGTAGATAAAACACTTAAAAAGCTTAAAAGTCAAATGGACTTTCTATATAAAGCTGCAGAAATCAATGATAAGAAGTATGGAGATAATCTAAAAGAAAGAAACCAGAATATAAACGATCAAAAGAATAATAATTCTGGTGGAGGTCTTGGTGGAGCAGGTGGTAGTAGTGTAGACTTTAGCAATACTGGAAACGATCAAGAAAATAATAATACATCTAATAACACTATAAATAATAATGTTCCAGATGGAGACGAAGAAATTACTTCTTATAGAACAGAAGTAGATGCTCTTAATGCCTTTGTAGGAAGCTATCATAATATACTAGGAACACTTGCAGATAACTACCAAGGTTTCGTACAAGGACTTCTTATGGCTACATATGCTATAGTGGAAGATGGAGAATCTATTGTAAACGTAGTAAATCAATGCCGTGGAGGAGATCCAAAGAAGAAAGGAGAGAGAATAAATGCCGAAGATAAATAGAATATCAGGTATACAGCCTACTACTATAAATAAGAACCTTTCTCCTGCATTAGATACGAATAGACCATCTAGAGAAACACAAGAGCTTATAACTGGACTATTTAATAAGAATATGACGAATAGTCCGTTTACAAGACTTATAAACCAAGGTAGTATGCTCGTTGATTATTATCAAATAAATGAAGCAGAAACCACATATACAGACGTTCTTAACTTTACTCAGGATTATTCTAAGACTACTAGATTCGATAAGATTGCTAACTTTACACTGTACGGACGTGGAGACGATCTTGAAATAGACGATAGAGGTAGAGATCCTGAAAGAGCTCTTGCTTTAAATCTTACTAATAAGCAGTCTGTAATACTACCTAATACTATAGTTCCAAAAGAACATGATCATATAGTAATACTAGCACAAGGAAATCTAGCAAAACCTTTCATGGTTACAAAAGTAATGCCTATAAAGCTTGTAGATAGAGATGCTTTTCTAATAGATTATGTAGAAACTAGTATGTTTGAGATTCCACAACTGGAAGAACGCGTTGTAAATAAATACGTATTCGATGCTTCTAAAGTAGGAAGTGGAATGCAGACTATAATTCCCGAGGCTCAGGCTAATCTTAATGCAGATCTAGTTGGAATTATAGATGACTTGCAAAATCAATATGTAGAAGCATTCTATAATACAGAGCTAGATATACTTGGCTTTAGTCCTACTATAGGAGATATAGGAGCCTATGCAAAGAATAACAGCGCAGAAATATATAATCATGCTCAATTTATATTCAATCATTATGCAAACGATCTTATGCAACAGAATAAGAATATACTTAAGTTTGGATATGATAGAAATACACTATTCTTAACGAATACATATGGATTTGATAGAGCTCTTATAAACTATAAGACTTCTATATATGAAAAGCTATTGGGAAGAAAGTTCACTCTTATAAGTGAGACTACTCCAAAAGGAGATGAAATGCTTATAACTACGGGTGGAGCTGTTATATTTGACTATTGCCTTGGACTAAGAAATCTTATAAATGATGAATATGGAATAGATTATACGCCTAAATATAGCTACGATATGAAGTATTATCTTAGAGAAAAGAGTGATCATTTAATACTTACTACTATGTTTAATACTGGTATAACTCTTGTAGATATGCTTAATACAGCATCGTTTATAGATCCAGTTCTTAAATCAGTACACGTAACTTATCAAATGTTTCATCCAGTAATAACTAAATTCTTAGATATGTGGATGGAGAATGATATAAAAGGTATATGCTCTAATCTGCATGAGCTTAAAGATATTATGGTAGATAAGGATAATATAGACGATTATATGGGTATACCAATGCTATTACTTGTACTTGATATTATATATAAAGAGCTTAATAAAGATACAAATTCATCAGTATGGAGAAGGGGGAAAGTATAATGGAAGAAATACAAAAACTTATGGAAATATTAGAGCTAGCTAAGATAGCTGAACACGAATTAGACAGAAGAGAAAATGAAGAAATAAACATTTAGGAGGATAATATAATGGCAGAAAATAAAGAATTAAAAAAAGAAGTAGTAGAAGCTAAAGAAACAGCTCCTACATTATCAGCAGACGCAGCAGTACAAACACCAGTTAATAACTTTGAATCTGAAATAAAGGAAAATAAACAAGATCTTAAGAAAGCAAATATTGTAAAGCAAGAAATTCCTAAGGCAAAACCTGTTTACAGAGAAACTAAAAGAGAATTAACCAGGGATAAAGCACCAAAATATATGTTCTGGTATAGTATAGACGGACTTACTGGAGCTATGGTAATAGATCATTTAGAAAAGTTCAGTCCTATAGATATGATTAGTCTTACTATGGATGGATTATTCGAAGTAGTAGAAAGAGGATTTAATGCATACTGGAAACATAGTGCGTATGTAGGAACATATTGGTTTAATAGACCTATCACTAAAGATAATATTAAAGAGTTCGCTTTCTTTATAAATGAAGAAGTTAAAGAAAGAAGACTTAAACTTTCTGAACTTGATAAAGGTACAGAATACTACGGATAATATTAACAAAAAAAGATGTGTAAAATGCACACCAGTCTCTGATTTTATGTTTATATAGTTTGATATTTAATTAGTTAATAATAGCTGTCGCTGGATTATTAACGTAATTGAACATATTGTATCCGTTTAAATAGAATGCATATGCGTTCTTTAAACCAGATATTAAATTTTTGAAATTATCCTTATGGTTCAAGACGTACTTTGCAAATTCTTTGTCTTGAAACCAGTCTAAAATAAAATCATTAAATGTTAATATTTTATTCATAAATTTCACCCCAATTCATCAGAGTTTAAATTTGGTGTGTATTTACATAGCGTAAATAAATGCAAACCCGGGTTCTATTCCCGGGAAAGCATTTTATTACGTCATTTATAAACTGAATAATACTCCAGTCATTATAGAACCTATACCTGCAAGAAACATTACCATACTGAATATAAGAGCAGCTGACTTATAAAGATCTCTTCTATCTTCGTCAAACCATTCCCACGCATCAGTAAAATACTCAAACAGAGTAAGTTCTATTACAAATCCTATGGCTACCATAACTATACCAGCTATGATAGTGTTGTCAGGATTAAACATTTATACCCCTCCTATACTACTACTATTTTAATTACATTCCATACTATAAGTATTCTAACGATATTGCATATAATTCCTATAATAAATACTATTGACGTTATGATAAATAATATGTTAAGAGTCATCTCATTTTCTATACCCCAATCACGTATAGCAGCACGAATCATTTTGTAAGCTATATATGTGAGTGCTATTATTAGTATGCTTCTAAACGTAGTTTCGCATAACCTATCTACTATATATTTACTAATTTCTATTCTATACATTCAGAACCTCCTATTTATTCATATTAATAACTACTATTCCGCACGCTATAGATAATAAGGCTGCAAGTACACACATAGCACAAATACATCCAATTATAGCAAATATCTCTTCATGTCTAGTTTCTTTCATATAATATTTACCATACGATCTTATATCTGATACATTATCTATTATATGTCCTACACACGCAACTATTCCTAATACTAGCATTATAATAGCAGCAGCTCTACCTGCAATTTTAAGTATGCTCATTACTGTACTCATTCCTATTTCATACATTACTCATCACTCTCTTTTTTAACATATCCTACTACCCAACGTAAATGATGTAGTATAATGCTTTCAAACTCTAGTATATCGTAAGTATCCATATTTATAGCACGATTCTTCATATATACATTTAATTTATAAGTATCGTCTCCTTCTAACTCCATAACACCATAGAAGTCCAAAGCACTATCTAATGCAAATCTAGCTGTATCGTTATTATTAAATCTTTCATTCCAATCTTTCATAAGATCAGTTTTTATATCTGCAAATTCATCAATAGCTTTATCGAATATTTCTTTATCGCTATCTTCATTATCTATTATATCGTTTAGTTCATTAATCCTTTTAACTATATCTAATAATTTTTCTACACTATACATATTTTAATCCCCCTTATTTCTTATAGAAGAACTTACTCATACTCGGAGCATTCTTATCTGTACGTAATTCTAGTACTCTTCCATCTCCAAGATCTATATCGATATCAAGCATTCTATACTTATTCATCTCAGTTTGATCCTTCAATTTAACGCTCTGACGTGCCGTTCTAACGTCTTCTACTCTACGTTGGATACCATAATCGCTTATAGCTCCTGGAACGCGTAAAACACCTGTTATAGAGCCTGTAGACGCATTATAATCATCATTAATAACTAGTTCCATATTAAACATACTATCGTAGCTACAAACAAGCTCTTTAAGCTGAGGAAGATACTTATCCAGACACCATTCAGGATGTTCAAGATCTTTCTTAGTAAAGCTCTTTTGCCAATCGACTATCTTTATATTCAAATTCATAGTTAAGTATTCTGTAATAGCTTCTGGAGCATCCATCCAATAATTACACATAACATCTGCTGTCTTACGTATCATTTTCATCTTATCTTTACTCCATACTATAGGAGCCATACTAGAAATCATACTAGATACACCAGTATTATTTACATGATAATTAACAGTGTTACCTTCTCTAACTTCACACATTGGATCCTCAAGCATATCAGACCACACTGTTTCTGCTGTATATCTAACTATAGCATGCTGAGCATAAAGAACACCATCTATAGTTCCAGTAGGTACAGATGGTGTAGACGTACTAGGACTTCCAGGCGTCGGAGTAGGCGGAGTCGCAGCAGCCGCTACAGCATCATCATATACTTTTTTACATTTCTTATCTAGAGTTTCATTTATTATATTATAGATACTCTTATCTTTATCTACATCTTCATAACGTACAGCAAAATAGATAGTTTTATTTCCATCTTTATTCTTACTGATACGCGCCTGAGCCTTTATATTCTGAAAGGCTTCTGTAATAGTAGTACGTATAGCAGTCATAACTTCAGATAATATATCATCTATCTTATCTTTATAAAGATCTCCATTAGTTTTAAATGAAACATTTCCAAATACAAATTGCTGAATTCTCATTTGTTTTCTCCTTTTATATTCTTATAAAGCCTGTCAAATACATAACTAGTACCCCATCTTCCAGCACTGTAGAAAAGCTCGTAAGTAATTCCGTTAATACCGTCATTCATTCCAGCCTTTATAAGATAAGGTATCTTGTGTTGAAATATATGGCAAATGCTTCTAGTGGCTGCTAGTTTAGCCTCATGTTTTAATTTACTACTCATATGTATCACCTCATTTATTTCTACAATCATCTAAAGATTTCTCAAGCATGTTTATAGTAGCCATTAGAGTTGAGATTTGTTCTCTCAACTCTTTATTTTCTGCTTCTAATTTATCATATTTCTCAGATAATTCAGCATAATTCTTACGTAATCTAAATACAGATTCATTTAAATTACTTACTTCTGAAGATTTATTTCTATTATCAAGTATGTGCTTTGTCAATAACATATTTATTCCTCCTTAATATTTTATTACTTGCATATGCTGTTCTATATTAACAGACATAGTATCAATCTTTCCGCTATAAGTTATATTATACATAAATACTATTTTTGTACTATTAGCCTCGTGTTTATATCTATATATAGGAATGATTTCTATATCTCTTTCTAACTTCTTATCCCAATATTTCCATGGGAAATAGAACAGCCATTTATTAGCATTTATCTTTATTCCATCATGAAGACTCATTTCATAACTGAATATATCAGAATGATCCATCATATTATTCCATTCTTGAGAAGGAACTTTATGCCATTCACTCCAAGTGCTATCTGGAACAAAAGGATCGCTCTTACATTTATTAATATAGGCATTATCTATATGAATTTCATCTTTCTTAACTTCTCCATATAGACTTTCTTCACCAAGCTCCATACCTTTAAGATATTTATATACTACTCCAGTACCCTTATAGTTTATAAACCCATTATTACACAAGAACATTCCACTATCAGATACTTGATATCCTTCTTCACTATCAGTAAGACTGTTATTATTTATAGTCTTAAGTATCTTAAAGAAAGCCAGTTGATCTTTATTTGGATTCAATACTGTTCTTATAACTTCATTTGGCTTAAACTTAGGATCACTATCTAGACTAATAAATTCTCCTATAAGCTCAGTCATATTAGGAAGTCCCATACAAAGATGTCCATAAGAAACGATGTCTCTATTAATAATACTCATATTTACAGAACCAAAGTTCTCATAATATTTATCTGCTACCTTACTAGGATCTATAGTAGCTATAAGCTTATTTCCATACCTAATACCTACAATCTTTCCAAATAATGTACCTTTAGATTGATTTCTGGTAACGATAGTAGTTGGATAATGAGACTTCAAATCATCATATGCAAGTGAAGTCATTCTACGGAAAAGCGTTATATTAGCCTCACTCCATAGATAATGATCTGAATATGTAGGATCTCTGAAATCAAAGTTATATAGATTAGTATCAGCTACTATTCCTCCACCAAACTTAGGCTTATGCTTTATACTATGCCAGAGCGGAGTAAAGTCAACTCCCAGTAATTGCTGCATCTTATTAAGATCTTCCTTAGTCATATTCTTAAGTATAGCATTTATATTAACTCCTGGAAGATGTCCAGTTACTACTTCTCCTACTTGAATTCCACGTGTAGTAGCAGTATTAGATTGTGCAGTAGCCTCCAGATTAGTCTTACTACTCATACAGAAGTTAAGCTTTGATGTAAATTCACTTCCTATATTATTTATAAGTATAAGAAGTATACTGTCTATAAGTGCATATATACTGTGGAACCAGAAGTCTTCTTCTGCTAGCTTTGTAATATCTGGTGTTATATGTGTATAATCATATTTACCAAATCCAAGTACAGACTCAGCCAGAGTATTCAATTTAAAGTTTTCTGGTTGTAGTTGACTACGATTACTATAATAACAAGTTTGTAAATCACTTATTACAGTATGACTTATATTATTAAGATACACTACACGCTTAGTAGGAACTATACTATCTCCTTTAAACTTTCCGTCTTTAAGTATCTCTAAATGTAGTGGAGGTACTATATCGTTATATCCTATACCACGTTGGTTAAATGCTCCAGCAGGTAGTCCAAGTGCTTGTATACGAGCATCAAACATTCCAGTATCGTACGTAGTATTATAAGCCATAAGTATATCTGGACTAAATGTAGTAAACATCAGTTCAGTAGTCTTCATTATAAGCTCAGACTCTGTATCAAACCATCTCACATTTATATTAAGATCGTCTATAAAGCCATAACACAGCTTTTGCACGCTTTCTTTACTTTTCCCATTAAGAATACATCTATCAATCATATCACGCATAGCTTCCTTTACAGCAGCTTTAAACGCCTCAGGATCATCTATAATCTCATCTTGCCTACTATACGCATCAGACTTTAAAAAATCAATATAAGCAGTTTTACTATCTTCATCTACAAATGTATTAGTATTTATAATCCATTCTCCATTTTCGTTTATATTAGTTTCTATATCGAATGAAGCATAACTTATATGTGGTATTGGAATATTCTCATATATTAATTCTCCGTGTTTCTCCATATGATTAAGTCCATATTCCATATAAGCAAGCTCAGGCAACGGTATATCATATAAAAATAAACGAGGATGAAGTCCCTCTGCTTTATAAGGAATGTCGGGGTAGATTGGTCTCTCTACCCACAACCCCCATTGATCTTTATATCTTTGTATTCTAGGCTCGAATAACAAGCTTACAGCTTCTCTGGCTTTCTCTTTAAAAGGAACTACATAACAATGAGCAGAACTTATAGGAATACTTTCCTGTGTTTCCTTAAGATTAGTCTTACTCAAATATATAGGTACATATGGATTATCTATGACGTCTAAAATCTTCTTCCCATCACTATAACGCTTATAAAGTATAAATAATTTATTTATATATCTGTGGTAATAAGCGTGTAAAAGAAATAGATCTGGATCGTCTTTTATTATATTAAGTCTGCTATTCCCTTTATATAAACTTGCATATCTTGCCATTTATCTTTACTCCTCTTTATTGTAATCGTCTATATTATCATTTTCATTGTATTTCTCTATTCTTCCATCAAATGCATATAGTTTATTACCATTATAGTTTGCAGATAGTGCTTCCCATCTAAGTGCAGCTAAAGCATACATTCCATCATCTTCTAACCATGCATAATCTAGAGATGTTCCATAATTAACATATCCATGATTTAAAAGTAATTCCCATACTATATTCTTAAATCCTAATACGACATAATTAGGTAACTCATAACAGTCATCATCAGCAGGAAGTCCTATAGCTTCATATATATCAATTTCATCCTCTTCATTACATATATCTACAAATGAAGATCTGTATAATATTTCGTCCATGATAGCCATAATAGCATAACGCGATGGCCCCATAAACCCAGCTTGCCCTACTTTCAAATCTTCATGTATTAAAGATACGATGGCCTCACTCATATTCTTTAACTGTTCTTCATCATTTATAATATCATATATGTTAGAGTTTTCATTCTCATCTACAGTTATTTCTACTACACGAGCATTAGTAGGCATCTTTTTATCAAATAATTCTTTTGAGAAATCTCCTACTAAAACATGGTTATCATCTAAGCTATCATATATCTCTTTAGTTACTATCCAAGCTACTCTATCCCACATAAAGTAATAAACATCTTCCTCAAGTAGTATCCCAGGTCTAGGTTTGTTTACAGTAACATTATCAGAACTCCAATTAGAATCTTCATCATTATCATCCCAAATATCAGCCTCTCTTATATACCCAGGATGATTATTATATTCATCAGCCTGTATACGTCCCCAATACATTGCAACAGGCTTTATATTCTCAGGATATGGATATATAGTACTCATATAATTTCTTATAAAAGCATCTCTTGAAAGATGTAAATCATCTATTCCAAATGTATGTTTTATAATATATTTTTTAGTTATAACATTTAACATACTATTCTCCTTCCTTTATCTCTAGTATTTCTATTCCTGTGAATATTTTGCTTCCATACAGGAATATATTATCCATAGTGTTGTACATGTTCACAATATAATCAGATATGTACTCTCTAGTATTATAATCAAGATAAGCATATAACTCTCTATCTATATTCGGAGTTAAATCTTCTCCCTTTTCCATATCTTTTATATCATCAGTAGTTATCATCATATCTCCTAGATACTCTGTTTCTACTTTCGATATATACCTATTTACACTCACTACTAACTTTTCATAGGCATCATCATTATATTGAATTAATAATTTATAAGTACTCATCATAATCCTCCTCATTCCATCCATCTCTATCCCAGAAATCATGTCTATATTCTTCAGAATAATCAGAATCTAAACCTTCTAGTCTAAGAGCGTTCATCAATACTCTACCTTTATCGGTCAACGTAAACTTTCTATAGAAGTCATAATTTCCTATACTCATATTCAAAAATCCGTGTTTTGATAATTCGGTTGATAATATATTAATAAATCCTATTACTATATTATTATCGCTAGAACTAATCCAATTATTATCCATATAATCAATATAAGTTAAATGATCATACAACCTACTATATTTAGGTACATTCATATTATGATACTCTAAGACATAATGAATAGCATTAAAATGCCATTGAGGATCCATATTAGTCTGAAGATTCATTTTGTCGCTCAGTTCTTTCATAGAGTCCATCATTTCTTTTATGTCATTCTCAGATAAGTATTCATAATCTTTATAAATACGATGATTAATAGGTTTTAAGAAATACATTATAGGAGCTTTATTATCAAATGCTTCCTTACTCCAAGATCCTACTAATATAATATTTCCTTTAAGGATCTTCTCAGCTACATGATTGTATACTATCCAGATACACTCATCATGTATAAAGTAATACACGACATCTCCCAGTATTATACTGGGAGTGCTACTATTGTCATCTTTAGATAAGTTAAATCTATGTGGAATGTGCCCATCTATCATAGCTATATTGGTATCACCATTTGAGTATTCCATAATTACATCGGCTAAATCGTCATGATTTAATTGCTTCTTTATTATTTGTTTCTTAGTTATTATAGTAAACATATCAAGACTCCTTTTTATCTTCTTCTTCAATTAAATCTTCTTCCATATTAACATACTTAGATTTAGAAGTCAGTGCTTTAGGAACTTCCTCTTCCATTTCTTCATCAGCAGTATAAATATCATATACTCCTTTCATAGCAACTCCTGCTCCTAATACCAATTCTAACCATCCTTTTACCTTCTTGTTCATTCTAATTCCTCCTTTAAGTCTATTTATTATTTAAACAGATTTATCCTCTGTTTATTACACTAGTAAGATGAGCATATATAAGTGCGTCTATCTCTTTATCGTATCTACTTCTACGCTCAGTATCATCTAGATAATATTCTAATACTCCATATTTTATACCTGTTTCTATATCTTCCATAACTGTATTTATAAACTCTTCTACTGAATAATAATATGGATGCTTAAACATGAATTCATTATAATATTGATGAAGCCCTGATAGATAATATATCATATCAGAATGAAGCTTAGGATTTCTAAGTAAGTTAAGTGGTTCATGTACCCCTTTCATAACGAATTCGTCATGCAAAAATCCTTCTCTTATTATCTCCATAATCTCTTCACTTATATTATTATGTTTCATTCCAGGTAAAGTATTAAGTGGAACACTATTAATTTTATCCATATACATCTTTATATTAGCATTCAAATTCATAATACATTCATTTCTATCTACCCAGTTATCTATACTGCTATCAATATAATTAGCAAGCTCCTCTTTATTCTCAGCCATACCAATTAAAAAGTTCACTTCATTATCATCTATACTACTGAACTCATAATTACACCAATCAAAGTATATAAGATTGATTATACTATTGTGCCATAGATTATGAAATAATACAGTATTTCTATTATATATATCCTGTATTATAGATGGATCGTATACTGGAAGTCTTCCTTCTATACAAAGGAACTCTACTAGCTTTGTACTAGTGACTCCTTTCAAGTTGTATAAGTAATGCTTTTGCGTTCGCAATATCTCATCTATAGTCATAAGTGTAAATCCCGCTGTACTACTCCATAATTTATTATACGCCTCAGTTACGTTGTGACTTGTATTAATTGCGAACTCAAATAATTGATTCATAATATCTACCTACTTTCTTTGCATACGATTTAAACATACGCATTTTAACTCCTATTATAAGTCTTATCATTAGTGGGTTATAGTAAAACCCTAGTAACAATGTTTCAAAATGAGTCGTAAGCTCATCATATACTGCTCTAAGTATCTGATCAAGAAGCCAGAAACTATCAAGAGATGCCTCATAATAATAAGGCGTTATCTCACTTCCTACAATGTTTTTAAAATCTATATAAGTCTGTGTCATATTCATATCAAAGTTTCTAAGAATATGCTCATGAATAAACTCTGTAATACAGTCTATTAAATAACTATCTATATTATTAAGAGGCTTGCTAATTCCTTTAAGATAGCGTCTAAACCAGTCGCTTACAGCACTATGAACTGTTTTGTCTACAAAGCTCACGTGATATGCCATAAACATAGGAATAGCAAACACCTCTTCCTCTGGATCGTTATTATAAAAGTATTCTTTATATATAATAGTAAAACATCTAATGAATTCATTCATATAAGACTCATTATCAGGTATTATATCTTCTACCTTAGGTATTGTATAGCTACAATTGAATGGAAGTTGTGGTGCTATCTTCTTACTTTTATATGTACTTATTACGAGCTGAGGTATCTCCATTTCTACAAGATAGCCAGTAGTCTCTATATTACACATAGTAAGAAGCTTAGTAAATAATACTATATATTTATTTACGAGCTTTACACTAAGTTCCATTCTCTGATCTTTCTCTAATTCCAGATAATTGAGCAATATGTCTTCTACTACTCTAGTAATATTATCTATTTCATATACTCCACTTGTATTGTGTACTATTTTATTATATACAGAACTCAAAGCATTATCTATATTAGCAAAGATCATATCACTTCTTTTGACTCTGTCGACGATATTTCTATACATCTCGATACCTCCAAGCACATATCTATATATGAAGCATAGTCATTTCTAGCTAGAGCATTTGATATATCTTCAAATATGTACCTAAATATTTTATTATCTGGAGCACTGTCAATCCTATTCTTCATATAATATGGCAAGTTGATACCATAAGCAAATATAGCATCTGCATTATCACTTCCACCGTGATACCACTCAGCCAGATCCTCACAAACCGCTATAATATAATCTAACCATTTAGATAGATAAGGTTCGTAAAGTTCTATATTATTAAGCATAAACTCTCTACTAAATCTTATAAGCGGTCTTATATTGACTTCTGGCATCATAGTACTTATAACCCAGGCAGTAAGTGGCTCATTATTAATAATCTCTGCATAAGTCCATGCATTAAATCTACAGAGCTCATTTAGATGCCTAGTATAGCTAGTAATATTCATACCTATAGTTTGAATAGTACTATTTTCTAAAATATAAACCGTATCTTTATGGATACCTTCCAACATTTTTAAACTATTCATTCTCTTAATTCCTCCTTCAAAATTTGATTGTGAAACACTGTAACATATATAGCTATCGGTTTTACAAATCGAACACCTCATTGTGAAATTTAATTAAGACGTAAAAAAAATAAGAGAGCGCAGAAACTAATCCACGCTCTTATATTTAGTTACTATTTCCCTAGTAATAACAAAATCATCTTTTCTATTCCCAGAAAATAGCTTATTAACTATATGTTCATAATTCCATCCCCACTCATCAATAAGCTTACAAAGCCAGACAAATTCCTCATCAGACTCCAGTCCTATATCAGCTGGAATTATTATCTTAGGAATAGACGAAGACTCTTTATTCATCATCATCCTCGATAAAGACATACTTTTCTACGAAGTATCTATCTTCTTTGAATATTGGAACGTCTTTATCCATAACAGGAACATTAGATATTTTAATCCCTATACTGTCTAAGTTATCAGCCTCAGAATCATAAGGCTCGCTTATCATAGGATAGTATACAGCAGTTCCTCTTAGCTTAAACTTCTCATAATTATCATTTATAAAGATATCTTTTTCTTCAAGCATTTTCTTTCTTTCTATAGTAGACTTACCATGCAATTCTTTATCTGAGAAATGCGTTCTAGCAATCATACTAACAGAATTCTTAATACAGTCTTCCTGTCTCCAGATAAAGTAATTACATACTTCATCCTTATCTAGATTAAATGCTCTAGCGTCAAATACAGGAAGTGTAGCTCCAGCTTCTAGAAGCTTATTACTATAGACACTATCATAAGTTCCTTCCTGTTTAGATCTTATGTTATAATCTATGGAATTAAGACTGAATCTTTGGTTAAAGAATACAGACGCTTTAGAAGCTACTATAGAAACCATTTTCTGAATATTATTGTCAAACCATGCCTCAGTATCGTATGTATCGTAGTCTGTTAATAACAGAGATATCTCGTCAGATTGCACATAAGCAAACTTACAACCTTGTATTTCTCTTACTAAATACTCAGCCGTAGCCTGCATAGCATCCATAAATATATCATCAAAAGGCTTATTTAATCCTTTTGTAAATGTATGAAATGCTTTCCCGTCTACTCTTATTATAACAGGCATTCTTCTTATAAGTTTACGTCTCCACACATGCTCATACATCTTCATTCTTTCCCCAAGTCTCATACTTCCTCCTTGATTTTATACATTTGAGTACCATTGTTAGTTATTATATTCTTAACATTGGTATCTATTATTCTGTATACTGGGGCTATAGCTAAATATAGCCCACAGCAAACTAAAGCAAATTTAATCGCTTTACATATCCCCATCGATGGGTACCTCCTTAAGCTTGTACTTACCTCCAAGCTCTTCGTATCTGATTATAAAAGCGTTTGCAGTCAAATCAGAAACACTTCCTATTTCTGACTTATATGTTTCACTATAAATAGCAGCTTCTTTAATCTTAGCATATTCCTCTACCTCTATCTTATTATAAAGTAATACTGCCTGATTATTAGGGAGAAGTACAAGTGCTCCTCCCTTATTAAAGTAAACTGGTTCATTATATTTCATATCTATGACAGTGTATTCTACTGTAGACGCCATAAGTACATCGTCACTAGTATGAGCATAAGCTCTCGATACACCTAAAATCATAAATACACACAAAACTGCAACCGCGGCCAACATAAGAACATCCTTTTTCATTTAAAAATCCTCCTAGAAATTATAGTCTAGATTTTTGCGCGTTCTTCTTCCCACTTCTATTGATTTGTGCTCTATAATCATTTAGTAAAGTTATTTCTGGATATTGTCCATTAGCAGCAGACTCATACATCCATCTTTCAAAGTTACCAGCGCTTATCCAACCTATAAATTTTCTTTTTCCAGCTCCTGGTAATAAAGTAGGATCAGTTGATTTCATTACAACAGGAGTATCATTAGGTCCCATTGCTACTAGTCCAATGTACGTTCTGTCTGTTACAGTATAGTACCATTCTCCTTTATATCTTATAACAGCTGTAATCCATACATTACCAGCTAAGTCTTCATTCATAGCTTCTTTAAATGTCTTTCCAAATCCTACCATAGATAACACAACCATTAACATAATTACTAATTTCTTCATACTAATCATTCTCCTTTTTTTAATTAAATTATTATTATACTATTTATTATCTTTCTGTTTCGTAGAACCCTATTTGATTCAAAAGTTGCATTAATTCACCTTTTGTTATCTTTTTATAAGTTTTACCTTTATATTTAAGATATGCAAAAGACTTCTTACCGTAATATTCAGTTTTCATCATTTCTGGTGCAAAGAATGGATCCCCAATTGAAAATGTCTTTGGAGGTACTACTCCATCCCATCTTAAAACTGTATATCTGTCTCTCAAATCATCATAAATAATTGCTACTCCTGGACGTACATCTGTCTCAGAATAATTATCCCTACCAAAAGCTGCAACTACTTCTTCACCAAAACCTACCATACTAACAACAAACATCAACATTACCAAAAACTTTTTCATTCTTGTTCCTCCTTTTCAAATTTAAATTTTTTACATTAATACTTGTACCATAATTGCTCATTGATTTAAATAATCTTCATTCAACCATTCCTCCTTATGTTCAAAATAATACCTAGTACCTTTCTTTAACAGATACCATACTATAAACGACACTATAAAGAATTTCCACAGAAATGTAAATAATACTACACATACAAATACTATTAAGAAACTCTTAAAATCCTTATTCATACTAATACCTCCTATTCATTAGCATATCTTATACGTACCTTCATATTAAATCCAGATACGTTAGACTTAAAGTCTTCAACCATATCATATATATCCTGATTAACTATAGACTTCAGCTCCTGTATATCAGCCTCCATAAATCTAAGTTTAGGAACCTTATTTAGTTCGTATAGAAAGTTATCTAACATAGCCCTAGGAGTTAGGATACAATCTTCATAGTCATTGACACAAGTTGCAAGTACGTTAGAACCTACAGCAGATATCTTATCTACTTGAGGACGTTTATCAGCATCTACTGATATATCAACGACTACCATTATACTACCTTCGATTTCATGTAATACTCTTATCGGTGCCTCGCATCTAAATACATCGATGTCTAGATCCTCTTTCAGACTATTGAATTTCTTAATAGCATTATTTATATCATCTACTAAGTTCTCAAATTTTCTTAAGTCCTTTCTTAATAGATCCTCTATATATTCATAGTTAGAGCAGTTCTTATAGAAGTTCTTTTTAAATTCTTTTAGACATTCTGGTGCTGTGTCTCTATATAGTGAAATACGTTCATCTTCATAAAAGTCATCTTTATCAAAAACATATCTAACTAACTCTATATTCATTTCTCCAAACATCTCACAGTTGTAATCAAATGCTAATCTGTAGCTTACTTCACCCATTCTTAATTCCTCCTTTATTTATTCCATCCTAATAATTCATTAGGAGATATTTTCAATATATTACAAAGTTCTACTAGTCTGTCTATAGGAAATTTTCTTTCTCCACTTTCCCATTTAGTAACTAAACTAGTAGAAACGTCCATTTTAGACGCTACAAATTCTCTCTTCATCCCTAAAGCCTCACGTCTATTTTTCAGCCTATAGCCAAAATCTTCTTCAACTTCAACTTCAGCTACATCTAATTTTAAAGTGATAGTTATCATAGATCTATATTCATCAGGCATTGCTAAAATATTCCTTCCAAACTCATACATATTATGATATATTTTGTCGTCATCATCTGATATATTATATGTATTGCATATTTCACAAGCTATAGCAGACGCAAACGACGTTGCTATTAGCTCTCTTAATAAAACAGGCACTACTCTATCATTATAGATGTCTTTTACACCTATAGTAATACCGTTTTTATCATTGTAAATTAAAACATCAACTTCTTTAATCATTCTTCATCACTCCTTCTTAAGATCTTTTATATCAAATTCAGCTCCTAAGTTGTACTTAAAGAATACTTTCTTAGGAACTACAACTGAAGTATTCTCTTCCAAATCCAAGTCTCTTATAGTAAGTATATAAAGTCTCGGAATTTCCTTTATATATCCTTGAGGATGCTTGTCGTCTGTTTCAAACACCCTTATAGGATCCTGGATTTGTTTATCTACTACTACCAGGTTGTCTTTAAAACAACCTGATAATAGAAACACTGATACCAATATTATAAATACTCTTTTAAGCATACTTGATCATCTCCTTTTTGAATTTGTTATAATTACTGTAATAGAAACCAAGTACCATAGCTTCTATCACATCATCAACAGGAGTAGCTCCACATAGCTTATCTGCAGCTGCATAAAGTCTACTTCTGTCTACATCTAAATTCATCTTAAACTCTAGATAAGATGGGCTATATCTTTCAGCCGCATAGGTATTTAAATAATGGTCTAAAACAGCGTCTGCTACTTCTACAGTAGTAAACATACTATTCCAGTTAAGTTTAAGTAATGCCATATTAGGTGCCAGTTCTTTTATTTTAACTGGCTCCTTTTCTGTAGCGTAATAAATTCCCTTTAATGCTTTCTCAATCTTGAATATATTCATCATCATTCCTCCATTTATTTTTAATAATCTGCTAATACTAATCCCATTAATAATAAACGTATGATACGATTTGTATTGTAAGACTCTCTTTGTAGTTCTGTTTTGCAATCTTTATTAATACGATCTATAACTATATCGTAATAATCATCTTCAAAAGTATAATAATCATCCAAGAAGTCATTAACAACCATATCTAATATAATGGTACCTGCTCCTTTATCAGTAAATAACGTAAGCCACTCTTTCTTCAATTCGTGTAACTCTTTTTCATATATGCTAGAATCAACAGGCATGCTATTATCAACACTATTATATTTAGTATGTATCTTTTCAACTAACATTTTTATTTTATCTGTATTCATATTACCATCTCCTTTATTTAATATTTAATGTTGTAGATACACTGTAGTTATAATCTTTATCACAGAAATTACTATAAATAGTATCCAAGAATGTAACTATATCTGTTTTATAATTATCCATATCATATCCATATGTTTCTGTTATATAATCACATATATCTCCAATAGACATCATATCTCCATTATAGTATTCTTTCTGTACTTTAGAAGTTATTATTATATGATTCATATTAGAGTTACCTTCTACAGTAATAGTAATACTATCTACGAATATTTCTTCTATACGTAATTTCTTTTTAGCAGTCAATGACTGTATGTCATTCTCTTTTAAAATTGTAAGATAAAGATCAACTGCATTTCTAATTTGCATTCTTATATCATCACATTTAATACTATGATCATTTAGTGCGGCGCATATTCTACAAGTGCATTCTTTATCGTGTGATGTATGAATACCAGTTTCTGTTAAAGTAGCTACATGTAAACGACTACCATATCTTACATATTCTGTAACATCTACACCATCTTTTGATTTATCTATAAATTCTAAATCAACTGTGTAGTTATCTTTATTTACGTTTAATATTGCATTTACTTCCTTATTCATTATGTTATTATTCATTTCTTCAACTCCTTTATTTGAAAAGTCTTCAGGAGGATAAGATTTATTAAAATGATATTGCTTCTTTGGTTTCGATTTGCTACCTATTATAAGATCAGCTAAACCTAAATCTAATACTTCACAAAAGTCTTCCATACGCTTACCAGGTATATCGTATCTACCGTCTTCTATGTTTTTAATAGAACTCTCAGTCCTATATCCTAGTATGTTAGCTAATTCTAGCTTACTTAACCCTAGTAATCTTCTTTTAGTTCTAACTCTTTGACCTATTGTAAGACTTTTGTCATCAAAAGAAGTTTCTCCAAAAATATTTTCTAACTCAAAATTTAGTACTTTTGCTAACTTTTTCAATTTATCTACAGTCATTGGTACAAGACCGTGTTCATATTTATATACAGTATTATCTACAACTCCAATTTTACCTGCTACATCGTGTAGAGTCATACCACTGTTTTCTCTAAATTTCTTTAATTCAGCTCCAATTTTAACATAATCAAATTTTTTAATCATTCTAATTCATCTCCTTTTAAATATTATTAATTAAAATATACTGTAATCCCTACAATGCTACAACAAACTACTACAGTAGCAATGTAAGGGAAAATCCCTCTTACCATCTTCCATGCAAATTTTTTTATTATATTCATATAAACTAACCTCCCATTTTTTTCGTATAATAAAACCGCTTAAAGAGTTTCCTAAATAAACGGTTTTATCATCACTATAGTATGTGTGTAGTACTGTGTACATAACTGTTAATTCCATCATGTACAATTATCTCTACAGTTACAGGAAATATAGGATCAACCTGCAACTTTTTCATTAAATATGGCAATAATAAATTAACGTGTCTGTAGTCATTTATTATTGTGACTTGTTCACACCACTTGCCAAGTTCTTCATTTATTTTAGGGATGAACGAAATGTCATCCTCTGCACTACAAACAGTATAACTATTAATATAAATTTGCCATCCGTTCTTGTGCTCTATCTTTAGTGTATTCATAACTACCTCCATTTTTCTCTTACCTCCTTCCAGTAAGATATATATTTTTTATTAATATAAAAAAGTTCATTATTCTGACTACTTATAGTATCTGTAGTAGCCAGATACCAAAAGGTATCCAGCCACTACTCTTATATAAAAACCTAGACATACTCTCTCTTAGGATCTTATACAGCAGTAGCTGGATAATATTAATTTCCTAAGTATTATGTAAGAGTCTAGGTTCCAATTAGATATATTTTAAATCCTTCCCAAGATCTTTCTTTTCTGTACAGCCTACTTTAACTACGGGATAAATATCTTTATACCCATCTCTGTATAGCCCTACAGTGTATTTATACATTTCTCCGTCAACGATAACATTAACCGGAATTAATATCTCGTCGATATTTTCGTTTTTATCGAAGAAGCTATTCAAATCAGTTTTACTGTATAGCATAGTAGCTCTTACTATGTCTTCAAGATCTGATTCCTTAAAGTCTTCTAAAAGGATCTCGTAATTTTCAGCTCCTTTTATAAGGGCGTATTTCTTTCTAGCAATAACCCTATTATAAATACTATACTTATGAATCCAATTCCATAGGTTACTAACGATTAATTCTCTTGATCCAAATATTTCATTAAATACTATCTTTGCTTCCATTCTTAATTCCTCCTTAATTTTCTTTAAATAAATTATAACAAATATTATATAATACATTAGATAAACTAGATCTCTGATATAAATGTAGATCGAACATCAACCCATATAATAATAGTTATTTATGAATTACTCTAAGGTAAATCTTATAAAATTCTCTTAAAGTATATTGAAAACGGTCGGGAAACCTTAATATACATTCAAAAGAAGCAGGATCAAAATAATCCTTTAACCAATTATAGAATGGGTTTAGCATTAAAAATCAACTCCTTTCATCAGAGTTAGATTTCTAATTTATCTAATTATATTATATAGGTGCTGAGATATTATGTTTACATGGTGTAAGTTTACAAAATATCTCAGTACATATACAAACTAGGCTAAATACCTAGTCTTTTGGTTTTTGAACTGAACCATCATTGAGAACTGGTGTTCTCTTAAGATCGTCCATTTGTTCAATGGAAATCTCAAATTCCATGATATCACTCCTTTCCGGTTTGATATTTCTAATACGTCTTGTACACATATTAGAGCTTTTACACCATAAGCCCATATAATTAGAAACCGTACTAGTTATATGGGTTATTCCATTTATTTACGCATATAAGACATATTGAGCCTTATATGTGTTAGTTTCCCTGTCATAATGCATAAGCTTTAAACTTATATGTCTGTTACTACATGCTTTTATAACAGAGGTAAGAGCTGGTGTAAATCCAGTAACATATAATATCACTAAATCTACATCGTTCTTTTCAGCAGCATCTACCCAAGTAAATGCTCTATATTCAAGGTCTGCGAAATCCATAGGATTTTCGATTTCCCCAAATATATAGTCGTCTACGTCAGGGATCTCATGTCTTCCTTCACATAGTCCGGCTACAGCTTCAGTTCTGCTATAACCAGCTGGTTCAACATAAGATTGCTTTTGATGATTATATTTATTTATATAATCAATGCATTCATCCCAGCTTCCGATGAACGCGTAATCATCAACTTCATATGTATCGCAAGCTCCAACGAATACTTTAAACATATCTATTTTATTTATTTTCATTTCAATACCTCCATTTATTTAATAATATAATAAACCCTCGTGTGAGGGAACTAATTTCTTATGTCTATTTTTCAAAGAATCTATCTAACGCTCTGATGATTCTGTCTTCTACGACATACTTCATTTCATCTTCAGAAAGATATTGTGATACTGCTAAATCTAGACATCCAAATCCAGCAGCGTTTTTATGTCCGCCACCATTTAGTCCATAGCTTTCACCTATGAACTTAGCTATTTCATATGAGGGGATTTCATACGAAATAGATGTGTAAACTGTCCCTCCAGATTTGTGACATGTTATTACTATGTCTGTTTCTGGATGTTCTTCGCACCATAATTCTTTGACATTAGATGCAAATTTCCATTCAGCTGGAATAACTACCATTCTTTCATTGTATCTAGTAGCACGTTTTGATGCTACATTGTATTCAGCTTCTACTAGATCCTTATATTCTTTATCTAAATTATCCACCCAATCATAAACCATATTATGATCAAGCGTCTCATAATTAGATAACTTAAACATAAGTTTTTGGAAAAGATGTTTTTCTGATTCTGCCATTTTAT